ACCATTAGCTTGTCATGGAGATATCCTTAAAGAGAAGTTAGAAGAATATATAAGTAAGATGATGGAACTTAAGCCATAGAAAGATACAGATGTTTTTTAACAAAAAATATAAAGCATATATATATATGAGGATAGGGATAAATCCCTATCCTCATATAACTTTAATATATTCGATCTATTAGTTATAGATAAGTTTATAACTTTCTTTTAAGTAAGGATATTTGGCTATAGATATGTGGACATTTTTATTGACTCCTATATCCATAGCTTGTTTATAAGTACCCATACATAAATCTATCCTATCTCCTTTTAGATCGGTTCTCATTCTATCGTTAGCGAAAAACATACCATATCCATCTACATATATCCATGTATTAAGATATCCTTTTTCAAATAAGGATGTAGATATAGCACAAGTTCTACCTGGTATAGGCTGAGATAATGTAGCAGTTACATTAGGATCATCATAAGCATTGATACCTCCACTATACGGATGATAAGCTGTTACAGTAGCTTGGGTCATCCATGTTTTCTTAAGTTCTTCTACTTGTTTTTCAAGTTCAAGTATGCGTATCTCATGGTCTGTTAAGGTAGGGACTTTTTTTATAATCAGATCATTAGTAGAAGGTCGTATAAGAATCACGATGATCCATAGGCATACTATCGCCATAACCATGTATGTGAAAATGGCTTCGGTTAATTTTTTCATAAGATTTCCTTTTGGTAAATTATTTGACTATATCTACTACAGTTACGAATATATCGTCTGGTAAAGAGTTCCAAAATTCTTGAAACTTCTTACGCCAAGATAAACGTTTTCCATAATCATTAAGATGTTCAATTGATATATAGTGATATTGTTTATTGTAGATATATCCATTAGGAGAAAAACAGGACTCAAATTCCAATAATACATCGTACTGTCCTGAAATAAGTAGTTCCTCAGATATTTTAGAAAAACCTTCCTGATTAAGTGTGCCAAAATCGATATAATCGGATATGTATTTTTTAGCATTTAGTCTCATTTTAGAATTTAAAAAACCCATATCCACATCTCTTTTCTTCGAACTGTCCGAATACAAATCGCTTTCCACTATCTCTGGTGTTAAAGCATTCGGTTTACCATATATAGCGTCCTTTGTTTCTACATAGGGCTTCATCCGTAAACGCTTATGATAAGCACCGCCGATTTCCCACCAATCCGAATTCTTATCCAATGTATCTTTAGCGTCGTTTAAATCACCAAATACAAAAGTCATATAATGCATCATCGTTTTCTCCTTTTGGATTATTTTTTTATTTTAAAGTTAGGTCAAACCTTAAAAATTAGATACTGAAAATACTATTCTATTCTGTATCTATACAGGTAGATAATCGTCTGTCTGTATAGATACATGAGAACGATATTATTTGTTTGTTTTATTCAATGTATTTATTAAAACCAATGCCAGTTCTTTTTCATCTTTACTAGGATATTTATTGCCATATCCCCAAATCTGTTGGAGTACATATTGTTTATCCTTATAACAGATCTCAGCAGTAGCTCCTTTAGGAGCTTTGTCGCCTACATGGAAGATATGGGAAATATCGCTTATACATGCTTTAACATAGCCACCGACACAATGATTCATCAGTTCTCCTTCCATGCGGAGAGCATCGGTATTTGTTATTTGTTCTACTCCTTTCATTTTGGGTATATTTAGTTTTCTAAATTCTTTATATATGCCTAGATCGTATTCGATTTGATCAGTTACTTTCTTTTCAATCAAATCTATGATCTTTTTCCATCCAGTCTTAGGACCATTGGTCAACATATTTGGGGTCATACATTTAAGTATTTCATGATAGTGGAATATTCTCGATTTGCCAGCTGGCCCATAAACGCGTCTCGATTTTCTTAACTGTGGTAAATGGTTCATTGCCCAATCCACAACTTCTTTATTGTTACATTCCATATCCCATTCTTTAGGAAAACCGACTATATCTTTATATTCATCCAAAGCAAATGTTTTATTTATTGAACTTACATATGCGTCGTTCCATCCCAAATCTAATGCTCTAGATATTATTTCATTACATATTTTTTTGGGATATCCATAGTCAAGTATTTCGACTGGCTTTAGTCCCATTTTTATCGCCGTTTCTAGATATATATCTGCATTAGGGTCGATATAATCAGGATCTATTCTATCCTGATACTTATTTAACCACACAATGTCCCATATATTTGAATACTTAATCGATAGTTTGTTACAGATCTTAACCAATTTCGGTTTAAGACATCCGGTAATAGACAATATCAGAACTTCCTCTATTGGTCTATTTAACCATCCACAAGGTTTTAATTTCTTTAAGTTGTCCTCATATTTATCTATATCTTTCTTTGTGAAAAACGACTCCATTTGCTTTATTTTCTCTATGTCTTCTCTAGTGGTTGGTTTTATTATCTCGATAAGTAATTTGTTATTAAAATATTCTTTCAAAGAGGCTATACGATACAGATTTTTATACCAATAGATTATCTCTTCCGGAGAAAAATTACAATACTCGTTAAATGGAGTTATGGCATTTGTTATTTTATTTAGTATTTTTTCAGGCAATTTCAATACCCAATCGATGCTTCTATGTGGTGAAAGCAATGCGACATAAGCTTGCTCGTATGTCAGGTCGAAATGATATCGGATAGTTTTAATCCAACTATTAAAACCGTTCCATGACATATATCGTGGATATTGTATTGGTCTTTCAGTAATTAAATTCACACTATTTTTACAATTTACGAAAACTATCTCTCTATTAGTTTTTATGTAAGATAAATCCATCTTAGACTCCTTTATAAATAGTTCATAATAATAATAAATATATACAGTAGTGACACATATGTGTCACTACTGTATAATGTAATTTGTTTGGCAGAGGTTAGTGAATTCGAACCACGGATGATAAGAATCAAAATCTGATACATTATCACTTGGGTTAAAACCTCTATGTATTCTTATAGTAATATATATTTAAAAATGGATTAAAATCCATTTATGATGATAGATACCAAAAGTTTTCGTCTATTAGTTCATTAAATATATAAGGAGATTCTTTATATACATTTTTGTTCTTATCGTGCTTATTTAAATATATTTTACAAGCAGAATAGACCAATTCCTCATTTATTGTAAGAGGTCTCATTTTGATAATCATATCTAATTCATTTATTCTATTATGACATTTTAAAATATCTAACATTTCTAATATCTCCTAATATGGTGCCGGAAGTGAGACTCGAACTCACACGATCTTATGATCAACGGATTTTAAGTCCGTAACGTCTACCATTCCGTCATTCCGGCTTCATGAGTGATATAAAATATTAACTATTTATTTTTATTTATTTCTATTAAAAATATATCTTTTATTACAAAGTAAAGTTTATAGTAATTGTTCTCTTAAGATTATTATTTCTTCTTCTATTGTATTTATTTTATTTTGTGCTATTGTTTTACTTTCATCAGGAGTTGTAGTACATAGTAGTTCTCTCATAGGTCTAATAAGATCTAGTTCTTTTACCATGATTTCTGCTTTTATTTGATTATTATATTCTTCTTTTTCTTTTTGTTCTTTGATTACTAAATCTTCAACCCACTGAGTACCATCCCAGATATCATATTTAGATGAAGGTTTTTGAAGTGTATATCCTTCTGGTAAAGGCCCTATATCTATCATTATATCTGATAATTTGTTTTCTATTGAATAGATGGTTTTATTTCTATAATCTTCTTTATATTCCCAGATAGCATTCTCTTCATTAAAACAAACTAAATAGTTAGGTTGTTCATTTAAAGGAGTTTTTTCAGTAGAATACTCAGGTATTTGATAAGCTTTAAATCCAATTAAAGGGCAAATATATTCTGTTAAAAAAGCATTGTAATTGTTTTTATCATATATATAAACTTTTTAATGGGAACATACTCCCATGTTTCATCTAATTCATTATAACAAACATAATAATTTTCTTTATTAGGCAATGGTAGTTTATCAGTAGCACTAGCTGGTATTAATAAATTATTTGGATCTAAAGGATCGACGTCTGCTTCTTCTGAATTTATAAATTCTTTAGTAAAAATATTGTAGTTATAAATTTCCATTTAATTCTCCTATTTCATTAATATTTAATACAGTACATCAAAGCAGTATTTTTAGGTACTGTTTCTGAACCACCAGCATTATTTATTGTTATTGAGTGAGCATGTGCCGCAACTGCAGAAGTATATCGATCATATTGTTGTGCTACAGGGCCAGCGTAATTTATAGGAGTCATAGTCCAAGTATTTACAGCTCCTACTATAGTGTGTCTATGTGCACCACTCCAGCGGAACTTGCACCATGTGTATGTGATTTTAAACCATCGTTCTGGTTACTACCAAAAACTCTATTCGGATCAATTCCTCTATTATCATCCCAACCTCTAATAAATCTTCCTCTTGGATCTGGTATATTGAAGGTAGTACTACCATTACCATTACCAAAAGTAGTTCCTATTACAGAAAAAAGACTATTGTAGGTAGTTCGAGATATAGTAGCTCCATTACATTTTAAATATCCATCTGGTGGTGTTGTATTTGACCAAATAATAATAGATCCCGTAGGAGATCTTTTATCTACATATTCTTTATTAACTAATTCGTCTGATCTAGTGATATTTGGAGAGATTAATCTTGGTATATCATTAAATGATTTAATACCATTAACAGTTTGGTTATTTTGAGTATCTACTTTAGTTTCTGATGGTTCTATCGTATATGGTAAATTGATCCAGTTAGTTGTACCATCACCTATTTTGATTCTAAGTGTATCTGTTTTTTATTGAAGTTTTTGTTTACTGGAAAACTAGTCTTAATAAAGGAAGTATTTCTCCAGAAGAGTATGTAGTGTTCTTAAGGAAGCTCCGAACTTCATCAACAGCACAAGATGTGTGTTGTCTGACACTTACCTGCCATTCGTCCTTGTCATTACTTATATAAAGTACTCCATTTTCCCAACTATAATTATTAGCTACGATACTCTTTTGAGTGAGCTCATCTTCTCTCAGAATCCCATGGGGTTGATCTTTATTCGTTTCAAATCCAACGAATTCCACTATTTCGCTATTTTCTGAATCAAAACTTCTTTCAATATCAGTAGGTACAAATACTTTACTCATTTTTATTTCTCCTTTTAAGTTAGGTTTATTTTCTTCACTATAGTAATATATATTTTAAATACACATGAATATGATTATAAACTTAATTTTAATATCATATATTAATTTAACCAAAGGAGTCTAAATGAACACATGTGTTATCAGAAGAGATTCTTGGGATAAGTACTTTTTAAAAATGGCTTATCATGTAGCATCTAGATCTACTTGTCTAAGAAGACAAGTAGGAGCAGTTATAGTGAAAGACCGCCAAATCATATCTACAGGATATAATGGAGCTCCGTCTGGTATAATGAGTTGTATGGAATTGGGTTATTGTTATAGAGAACAAAACAATATACCTAGCGGAGAAAAGCACGAGACATGTAGTGCTGTCCACGCTGAAGCCAACGCCATTGTACAAGCAGCAAAACATGGAATATCAGTAAAAGGGAGCATTATGTACATTACACATCAGCCATGTTCTATGTGTGCTAGACTCATTGTAAATTCTGGTATAAAACACGTGTATTGGGAAGAGGGTTATCCTGATGAAAACGCTTCTAAAATATTATGCGGAGCAGGGATAATTAATGGTAAAATTGAAAAAGGAGATAATTGTGATTGATGTCAGGAAAAGAGAAGTAATAGATCCCAATATGTTTATAGAAGTACATATCCCTAATTTATGGGAACATAATAATATTGAAAAGAAACATATATCTGATCTGGATATTTTTAATTGGAGCCATACAAGTATAACTGGTTCCAAAATGACAGAAAACGATTTTATGCAGAAGGCATATAGATGTACTTCGGCTGGAAAAAAAGATTTCATTATATCGGATTATTTTGCTTATGAGTCAGGACATAGTCCAGAAAGAACACAGTGGTATTTTATAGAGATGGAAAATATTCCTAACTTCGCTTCCGTTCATTTTGTAAGACATGATAAATTTGCATATCACTTTGATCCGTATGTAATGACAGGTAGAGAAGACAGAGACGGTTTGGGCTTCGCAGAAAATAGATATAGTTCAAAAAACCATTCCATGATGATCAATGCTGCCGAATTGAAAACGATGGCTTGGTCAAGACTTTGTCAAAAAGCACATGCGGATGTCAGATATCTTATGTGTTGTATAAGAGAAATCGTATATGAGTTCGAGCCAGAGCTTGCTAAAAAAATGGTACCATATTGTGTAGCCAATGGAAAATGTAAAGAAGCTAATCTGTCTTGTAAGCAAATAAGCCTAATGCATGAAAGATATGCGAAGGAATATTTTGAGAATATTAAGTCATTCTGCTTACCTACTAATAGAGATAAATATTTTCCAAAAAAATAAATTACAAATAATGCTTACATATATAGAGTATGGGACAATATCCCATACTCTATATAAGCTTTATTTTATATCCCTTTGAATAATACATTTGCCATTCAAATAAGTTTGACAGTTTTGAGAATATTTTTCACCATTTATATCCTTTGCTTCATACACGACACAAGGTGCACATATATTGGCTCTATTATATCGTTCGATAATAGTTGATATGGTTAAGTTTTCAAAGCGCATATCTATCTTATGCTCTGAAACGATAGCACATAGTTTTTCTTTTAAATTTATTAAATTTAAAATATCTTCATCATCTAACATTATTCTTACAGAAAACTTTCCCATCTTTTTCCTTTCTTTTATTTTAAATTAATTGGACTCACTATTATATAGTGAAGAAATACCAGTCTCTGTTATGCATTGGTTTCCTGATTTCCCAATGCTGTTTCACTAAGTCTCCTAAAAGGTAAGCACTGTGGCTTTATGCCACAGTGCTTACTATACGTTATTCGATTTCTATCTCATACCTAGATTTGTATAGGGTTATATTGGTCGTCATTTTAGAAGGCATTTTAGGATGGTCGATATCATATATCGTTATCAAAGAGACAATCTCATCGTCTTCAAGAACAACGTGATCTAAGCCATAAAAACAAATATCCTGAAAAGTCTTAGTCAGAGCTCTATTGAGTATTCTTTCTTCGATACTATCTTTATAAATCTTATCTTTTATATTTGTTATTTTCAAAGAATTTGTACGTAGCATCGGTTCATTGGTTAAATTGCCGTGAATTGTATAGAAACCAGAATCTCTTTTCTTACACCTCAGTCTAGTAGTGAGATATAATTTGTCTTTATTTAACTTTGAGACAACTGTTTGTATCCCTATTGATGGATTTCTATTTAATTCAAAATTATCGTACATTATTGGAAAACTACGATTTATTATATTCGATAAAGCTACTTTGAGATGATCGAAATTATAAGTTTCCTTAAAATCTTCTATTGAGTTTCCTTCGAGTTTAATTGAGTTCAATAATCCAAAGACTAATCCATATACGTTATCTGGACTCTTGCTTAAGTTGTTGTCGTGTATGGAATTGATATATGCCTCAATTTTCTTTTCGATTATCTCGTCGATTTTTTGTTTTTGTTTTTTGTTCTTAACAACATATTCGGTAAGTTTTACAATTGTCTCATCATTCATTTTCAATTCCTTATTATTTAAATGTTATCGATGACTTGTATCAATATAGTAATATATAGTTTAAATAGTATTGGAAATATGAGAATCTTATAACAACCAATGCCATAAATTTAGGAGAGGTATTATGAAAAATATATTATGGTTTCTTATATCGGCTTTATTCCTTAGCTTAGCAGTTTCTGTTCTAGCGAATGGGTATGATAAATACAATGTAGCTTATTATGAGGCAGGAGAATTTGGTGTATATACTGAGACATGGGAAGGCACTAAAAGACAACTAGATGATATGGGCCTATTAGGTAAATTAGATGTAAAGTATTACGAATCACCTGGTTGGGACAAAGACGATAAAGTACATGAGGTTATAGCTAAAAAACTAATGAACGATAAGGACTTAGACCTTATAATCGGTATGGGCACTAAAGCAGTAGATGTTTTATTAAAGAATAATAACAACAAAACTCCTATTATAGGCATGGCTTTGTCAGATGCTCTTAAATCAGGTTTCATTAAAAATGTTTCTGATACAGGAATAGATAATTTTACTACTAGATATTTTCCTAAAAGATGGTTAATGTTAGCCGATACTTTCTATAATTTAACTAAGTTTAAGAACATAGGTCTATTGTTTGCTAATACACCCGAAGGTCATGTATATGCTAATTATAAACAATGGACAAATATATCTGATAAATATGGATTTAAAGTATCTGTTAGATATATGTCTGAAGAAGAAACATATGAAGAAGTTAAACGAGGATTATTGGATTTAATAAATATCGATAAAATAGATGCTTTTTATATATCAGCCATATTGCCATTTGATTTTCGAGAAGATGAAGCCTGCTCTTTACTCAAACTATTGGCTGATAATAAGATACAAGCTTTCAGTAGAGATGGCTTACCTCATATTGAGAAAGGAGCTTTAATAGGATTAACCGGCACAGATTGGAATAGCGTTGGTAAATTCCATGCTAGACAAATAAAAGAAATTCTGATAGATAAAAAGAAACCAAGAGAAGTAAACTTCATCTATAATAACAGATTTACTTTAGCTATAAATTTAAAGACTTTAAAATATATAGGATTCGATGGAATTAACCTAGGACACTTTCATTTGTTTGAGCGTGTTTTTACTGATGTCTGTTGGGAGGAATAATGAGCGATGCGTTTGATAACTTAAATATGGGATCTGAGGAAATAGCCAATTCTTGTGGAGCTGGATTACGTTATATTTTTGAAAGAGGTGCTCTCTTAGAAAGAATAAGTAGATTAGAAACTAGTCTCAACATGATCAATGAAGAAGTTAAGAACATTACCCAATCTAATCCCACTAAGGAATTAGAGTATCTGGAAAAAAGATTAAATAAATTAGAAGTATTATTAGATAAGCTATCAGATGAACTCAGTAAGTTTTCTAATATAAAAGAAGAAATCGATACATTGAAAAAGAGTGAACGAGAAACTAATAAAAATATGATAAAACAAGGAGTCAAGTTAGGATTAATAATGTTTGTAATTATGTCTATTTTGACAGGCTCCATAGGTATGTTGTTTAATGTCTTAAGTAAAAAATTAGGAGGCTAATACTAATGCGGACCAAAATATTCTTTGATAGAATAGTAGAAGCTTTAGGAGACCTCATATATAAAACCATATATGAAAATCATTTAAATTGGTTAGTCTCCTTACTTACTACTATATCTTTATCTACTATGATATTTTTCTTATGGGAAATGTTCTTTAGGAGTACTTTTAAAATCTTTATAAACACACATTTCTATTATACATACATTAACATATATACATTGATGTTTGGTTCTCTTGTACTCAAATGGACATTCTTTGTAGCTATAGGCTTATCCGTATTACATATAGTCTTCTTTTTTAAACTAAGAGGAAATAAAGATCTGTTTAATAAAGACCGAGCTAATCTTCTTGAAAAGATCGAAAAACTTGAAGCTACTAATAAGAAAACTGGTAAAGAACTACTGAGACATTACAATGCAGCTATATATGAAAATAATGTTAATAAGATATTGTTATCACATACGCCTATACCAATACTTATAGTCAATGATGAAAGACAGATAATAAATTGTAATAGTGCTGCTGAAGTATTTCTTAGTTATGATAAAGAAGAACTTACAACTAATTTTAAAATAGAGAAATTAGTTACTAATATACACGATAGGGAATTGTTAATCGATAAATATAAGAATCGTAAAAAATACCCTTATCACGAATTAGCTAAATACGATATTAAATTACACGATAAATTTAATAATATCAAATTCACTACTATAGGTATAAAACCTATCATAGGTTCTGAAAAGACTATGATAACTATATTAGATAAAACATATATAACTAAACTAGAAAAAGAATTAGAACTACAAGCTAACTTATCTACAGAAATAATCGAACACAGTAACCGATATATATGGAAGAAAGATACCTTTGGTAGGTATACTTTCTGTGATAGTAAGTTCGGTGAAGACTACTTTGGATTACTATCTAGTGGCTCTATGTTAAGTGGTTGTTCACAATGTATTGGGTTTACGGAAAAAGAACTAATATCTTTTTATATCAACAGTACTAATCGTAAACATAGTTTCATAGATAGAGGGATAGATACAGATAAAATAACTATGGATAATGACAGTAGTTATCGTTATATCGAAATGGGACAAATCGACAATAAGTTATTTATAATAGATATAGTTAAAAAACCACAAAAAAATAAAAATGGAGATATAGTAGGTGTAGTTGCTTCTGCTACTAATAGAACAAATGAAGGCATGGCTGTCATAGAAGAAATATCTAGAGGAACAAAAATAGGTACAATAAAACATATTTATGATGAGGATTATTTATATATTTATTCAGTCGATTATACTGAAACTTATGAACCGATTATTATCAGTGATTTGGATGAGTTTGAAATGCCCAAAATAGTAACAAAAATAAAAGACGTTGATTATTGATTAAAAAATAATAAGATGGGAGGCAGAATCTCCCATCTTATTATGCTGCATCTACCATTACTAATACTTCTTTATCTATTATTACTAATACTTCTTTTTCATAATGATAGATTTTTCTATCGTCTTTATTTTTGCGGCAATATTTTCTTAAGAGACTTTCATCTCTTAAGTTATTTGTAGGAATCGAGAATTCACAAGATTCCATATTAGAAATATGGATATAGTCCATGCTTCTAACATCTACATATGCCCAGAAATATCTAGGCATTATGTTTCTGATGATTCTCTTTACAGAAGAATCATATTCTCCTGATTCTTCTATAGAAGTTTCTTCATCAGAAACTCTTAGAATATACATACCTTTAGAAGTATGTACCCTAAGAATTACAATATCACTATTGATAGTAAGATTATAATAAGGAGTGATTCCGCCACCCCAACTGTAACATATATTACCAAACGAATCTATATGTCTGGTAATATATATGTTTGTGCGAAGCTCAGGATTTACTTTTTCCCAAGCTTCGATGACAGTAAGGTTCTCAATCTTATGAATAAGATCAAGAACGAATTTATCTTTGAACCCAGAAGGGTTCTTTTTAATGAATATACTTTCTCTCATTATAAAACCTCCTAGGTTTAAGTTATTTGTATATATTCAATTGAGTAATATATACGCGAAATAAGACGAAATACAGTATAGGAGAGCATTATGCTCTCCTATACTTAGTATTATTTCTTTTTAGTTATTTTTACAATGAATATAGTTTCTGATGTATTCGGATGTATATGTTTGTCAGATATATAGTTTGTATTCGAGAATGGATCATAATCATAACTATATTGTTTTACGTCTGGTATCTTATTTTTTCCAGGATATAAGTCTACATTTTCTTTTTCTATTAGCTTGTTTTCTTGGTCCAAAGATTTCCATCTTATTTCCATTTTACGATAAGGAGTAATACTTCCATTTATAAATAAAATACCATGTAGCTTTTGTTTAGAAATAGAGTCGGTTATATCGCGTAAATATCTTATTAAATATTCGTGTTTTTCTAACTCACGGGTAGTTATATTGAGACACTCATTTGGCACAATTAATGTTAAGTTATTTTTAAGATCCCCGATGATAAAATCTAAGATATTTTCAGAGGGTATTTCGTGTTCTATTATCTTACGTCTATAAAGAAATTTCAAACACTCTAAGTTAAAATAAATTCCCTTTTCGGTAATAGCATGTATTACAAAATATAGAGGAGTATTAGGTATAGCTAACATATCGTTGAATGCTAACCAAGGTTTATGTATCATACGATCTTCTGTGGTTAGTAATATAGAATTCGTGTTTTCTTTATATACGATATCATTTACTGTACCTCTCGTATATCCTCCTACATCTGTCATATCTATAAATAAATGATTATTCCAAGATAATCTGTGTCCTTCTGTATAATAGATAGCCTCTCTTCCGTCAGTAGCGATATCCTTTCTTAATACTTTGCCATCTATAACTAACAATAATCCTGGTAATCTACTAACTCCTCCAGTTGAACTTATTCTGATAGTATTATAAACTATCTCATCATTATCTATTATTCCAATATTATTATCTATAATACCATCGTTTATTACATCTGTACTTATATCGATATCTTTAAGTTCATGTATATCGTGTACAGTAACACTATTTTCAGACAAATTGTCTCTATATCCGTCCCAATCTATATCTGTCCTATCATTTAGAAAATCTTCGATACTATCATAATAATGAATATTGATATCAGATAGTAACTTAGATATATTAACAAAAACTCCACTATCATTTTCATACAATAGGTCCTCATTTATTTTGATAGTATTTATCACGGATATTAGTTCTTCCTTATCTTTTATTAAAATAGGAATATAGTTATCGGTATTTCTTTTTCTTATAAAAAATTTAAATTCATTCATATATATGGTACTCCTAAGTTATATGTGTCTAGTTTCTATATGATCGGTTTTATACTATGGAGTAGCTAATGTTAGCCTTTATAAAAAAATAAACTACATTTATTATATAGGGAAGTATTCCGTAATCGTTAAAGGAAATTGGCCTCGACTTTAACGAACCTCTATTCAATATAAGGATAAGGGCATTTGCCCTTATCCTTATTATACGTATTTTGTTATTATCTTGATAATGTTAGGAGTAAATATACTTCGCAATATAGGTTCTTCTGGTAATAGATTTTCTACAAAGCCCAATAGACACCACCGATCTTCTGTAGTCAGATATCTCAGATATATATCTAAAGATCTTATACCTCCTTCTGATTCCCTATAATAATTCAACATGATAGCATCATAATCGTATTTGGAAAAAGTATAACTACTTTGAGAAAATATCGATTCTTCTATCTTTTCACTTACATACACTTCAAAACTGAATGTATTTAAATGTTTATTAGATCTGTTACATGACTGTACTTCTTTTTTGGGTATGCCATCTTTTTCCCACACATTAGCTATAGAATCGCGTATAAATCCGTGCCTATCCTTATGTTGATTATAGAGAGCACAGAACAATTCCCTCCCATCTTCTTTCTTAATTATTGGATTAGTATGACATAATTTGCGAATTACGTTTTCCATTTAAAACTTGGCCTTTCTTTGTATTAAACTCCGTTGTATACGGAACCTATTTTTGTAAATCCTTTTAACCAGATACAAGAAACGGGCTCATTGACATAAATATCTTTCCCTATGTGATAAATATTAAAATCCTTAATAGTGTACGTGGACCACCAAAGTTTTGGTAAGAACTTCCTCATCGAATTTGGTATTTTATCAAGCTTTGTATTGTTTTGCTCTATTCGTATTTGCCAGAAAGAATTTACTTTATCCAGAATTAGCTCGATCTTATTATCATCTATACAAAGTCTGCAGAATAACTGGTTTTCAACAGCTCTGATTATGGTTTCGTCTACAATATAAAGTAATTTATTTTCATTCTCTATTACAAAATAATCAGGAAATACTCCTATTAAAAAGTCTTTAAACTCTTGAGTTTCCCAATAAGACTTTATTTCTTCAAATAATTGCTTCCCAGCGTTAGTGTCCATAGTTTTAGTAAACATGAGTGACATAACTTCTCCTTAATATTAGTAATATGTAGTATACTAATGCAATAATATATACTTTAAAAATCATAGAATAACGGGCATGGGAAACCATGCCCGTATTATTTATTCGATATATTATCCTTGGTATCCTAAAGGACTCGTGTATACATCTACTGGTACACCATATATAACTTTATATTCATCTTGTTCGTATTTTAAAAACTCGATAACGATGGTATTACCTACTAACCTACTTGGGTCATCGTTTATTACAGGATACCATATTTGTAAATATTCATCCACAGATAATGGAGAAGAAACTACTGAATTTGTATTAAGATCCCTGACTATAAAGTGAGTTGGTTCTACTGGACCTATTTCTGTATTAACGTCATACGGAGGATTACTATTATAATAAAACGACTCAAGGAAAGCCTCTTTATTACCAAACCGATTAGTAGAAATAAAGTATCCTTTTCTGACATCGTCATAATGTACCATAGGTCTTCTAGAACTAGAAGAATCTACACCATAAACGATATTAGTTATCTCAGCATCTTTAAGTATATATCTTTCAGTTCCTGTACTTGGATGATTTAATCGTATCCATATATTTTGTACATGTTCCATATGATCGTCTATATCGAATATTTCTTTTAGATCTATCATACACTCTAATTTCTGTGTACGATTAAATTCCGATAGATCATATTCGTTAAGTATAGTTACATAATCAGTAACGTCTACCATATTAGTCTTGTCTACAGTATATGCCCAAAACTTAAGTTCGTATGATTGAGTAGTCTGTATCCATTTTGGTATAGCCGCTAATTTTATTCCACTATAAGTACTATTAGGTAATATGACTATATCTTTTTCAACAACAACATATCTATTATTTCCATTACTAATCGCATTGCTGGCATTTTGTTCTGTTCTTAAAAAATATTTACACATGATAGTTTGTTTCAATCCAGGGAAAGAAGATACTAAATCCTCAAAACCATATAAGTAACAAACTTGATTATCTATAGGCAAGGCCACTCTCTTGCCTGTATTATAAACTAAAGTAGGAGTAAGATTCAGGGCTGATTTATCCTGCTGGTTATATAGATAAAACCCATCATTCATTTTTTGGTTTCCTTCTAATAGGAAATCAGTAATAATAGGAGTCTTATCGTATGTATTTGATATAGCAGCTCTTTTTGAAAACAATACTATTTCAGCACACTGAGTTCCACTAGAATCGAAGATATCCATATAGATAGTCTCATTATTTTGTAGAACTATATGCGTATGACAATTCGATGGGTATTTATAACCACTATTAGTATATGATAACATGGGTATACGATCACCTTGATAGTTACCATCACTATCGTAATATACAGAAAGTATTTGATCTTCTCCGGTATCATATATTTTTCTTCTTAGCCTATACTCCTTAGTAGTTGGCATAAAGATATTCAATAGGCTATCTATATTTATCTTAATAGGATTAACTCTATCGTCATAGAAACAGAAAAATTTATTATTTCCATAATCTATATTACTATATGTTTCTTCATCAGATACCATAGATAATGGCACATATTTAGACTTATTAGTTTCTGGATCTAGTTCCGTTACTATATAAGCATATCGTTTGTTGTCATCGGTTTCTATAAGTATAGAACCGATGGATGGTATTATTTGTCCATTGCTATCTGGATCATCTGGTTTATATAGATCCTCCATTTTTATTATATCGGGTCGTTTGTCCCCAAACAATATATTAGTCATTTACAGTTACTCCTGATTGGTTAGTATCGTTTGTAAAAATATATTCATATAACTTAAGTATGATATTTCTTTTGTTTATATCAGGTATATTCAAAGTTGTATAATTTGGTCTTATATCTATATATTTTAGATCTACTCTATTCTCATTATCGAATAACAAATCATAAGCTTTTATATAGTCATAGTCTTTCAATTGTTTTACCATGTTCTTAACTATGGGATCGTAACTTATTTTAATCTCATCGTTTAAAATACCATTGAGTATAAGATTGAAATAACTACTCATGATAACATGACTATGTTCAAGTATTACTTGAGGAATATCTATCTCAGATTGTTTAAGATATTTAGTTATATTCGATATGATACTGATATCATGTTCGTATATATGAGAAGGAATTATTGTTTCGTATTCGATAGGAACATCCGTACTTATTTCAAAAGGAGCTCCGTTTCTGTAATTCGAACTTAATGGGACTTCAGTCCCTACTCCTCCTATATCAGTTTCTATATATCCATCGATATGTGCTACACTTATACCACGTATAATGATGTCTATATCACTATCGTGAGATAAAGTATTGTCTATTACATATCCTATATCTTTATTATGAGTTTTTAATGTAGATACATATATCTCCAATATATTGGGACCATCGTCATTACAATAACTCAAGTTCTGTATAATTAGGTCACAACTAACTATATGGTTTTCATGACAAATTATATTAGTCTTATAATCGATTCCTTCAATTAGATATTTGTTATTTAAATATACATATAGGTTATTGTAATTGAGTATAGGAAAAGTTGTAGTCTGATTTATATCTGACTTAATAAGCGGAATTATAAATGATTTAGATTCATCTATATACGGAGACAGATCTATTTCCCGTACATATGAATAAGTATTATAAACTGATACAAAAGTTTTACCATAGCTGTTAAGACCAAAGCGAATAATATATTTATTGGTTTCTACATCGTTAGTTATGACTATATTTCTAGCATCTAAATCGACCTCTTTCCAACCAATGTTGTAGTTATTATAAGGACCTACTATGGTCGTATCTAAATCAACTTTCTCATATAGTTTAAAAGATTTATTATTTGGTATATGGAAAATATGGTTATCTAAACTTGGTTCCAATATATAGTTATCTGGATTACCATTAGGTAATAGAATTATATCTACGAGATCGTCATTAGTTCTATGTACATTTTCTTTAATATGGACCATGAACCAATCTAGATAGTTCTGATAAACGATATTTTTATGAGATATCTTTTTATGATTAAGATATACCAAAGGTATTATATTTTCATTATCCCATATCCATGGTCTAACGAAGTATTGATAATTGTAGTCTAGATTATCTCTATAAGAAATTAATCTATCACATATTAATCTCAACGTATTGAAATAACCTAACTCTTGTATATATTGATCGACATTATCTGTCGTTATCGGGTTACATCTTAATAGATTTTTAGTTATCAGAGATTTTTCTAATACAGACGCTTTCCAAAACCAAAGATTAGTACTATCTATTTGTCCTAATAAGTGGCTGAGGATCTCTTCGTCTGTTTGTGTATCGTAAAGAATATCCCAATAGTACCCATTACTGAATAGAGAGTTGTCTTTTTCATATGTTCTAAGTTTTACGTTTACATACACGCTTTCATCAGAAATAAGGTCTTTATGAGCATCTACTATGTATCTTGGTATAGAAAAATCGTTATGTGTTATTTGATCTATAGTCTTATCCGAGGTAGTATGTATATAGGTACCCATATGGGTATTTGAACCCCTTATAAAGAAATCACAAGTATCATGAGTTATAACTGTATGACTATACCCTAAATCTTTTGGTATATGTACGATTTCTTTATATAAAGCATCTCTTTCGCTATAGTAAATATGTGGATCATTTGTTATATGAACATCAAATTCTCCTACTATATTTTTATCTATAATAATATCGACATTATTATTTTGGCTATTCACTATCTTATCGTAACGAACACTATATCCATTTATAAAACACATTAACTGATGTTTTTGTTCACCACATATATTAGGTATATAGTCTAGATTATTCCTGGTATAATAATTGCTGTATATAGTGACTCTATCATTAACTGTACTATCTATATGAAATGAACCATATATATCCCTATTAGTATCTCCAAAGTTTTTTAAAAGAGATCTATCGATAGCTATGGTAATGATATTGCTGTTTTTAACTAAATATACGAATACTCCTGACTTATTATGTATTCTACCAACATGACTATAAGTATGTAAAATAACATTATATTTATTACATAGATCTACAGCGTCTATCCATTCGCCATGTGGTACATTGTCCATTCCATCGATATAGTCTTTATTTGCTCTATATATATGAAAAGATACATTGGGTTTGGGTAATAACAATCCTTCGTTACCTAAAAAACAAAACCCAACGTATCCTTTACCTTTATTGATAGCTTGTGTCCTTATATTGACTGGGAACTCAGATTTTGTTTCATTCCAAATATTTTTAAAATAAAAATGATTGAGTAATCGAGTAACTTCCCGTTTATTTAAATCTCCCATAATTGTTCCTTATATAGTGGGTATGAAATTTCTACTCTTATTTAGGCTCTCTGCGAAGCCTAGGGATTCTTTCTTTAAATCACCTATGTTTTTAAGCTTCATTGCTAAACTAGATTTAGCTCCGCTTAGAGCATTTAGAATAGCATGTGCCCATAGAGGCGGATATTCTAATGAAAGAACATTACTCATAGGTTTGGTACTATTTAGTCCTTGACAGATGTTGTATAGTTTATTTGGCATAAAAGTATCGAGGCGATTAATCATTTTGGCTATAAGTTCACAACATCTAACTATACTTAGATCTAGATCATCTCCAAGATGTTCTTGTATTTGATCAAAAGTATCTTTTACTTGGATACGATTACCCAAATGTGTCGATAGATTTAATGCTCTATTAGGAAGATCTTTTGGATTCGGGTTGTCGTAACACATTTGATGAAAGTAAATAGTAAAAATCGTTGCTATTATTAACTGCTGATTATAATCGAGATTATAGGTTTTCGATATTAGCGAAGATATTATCATACTATAAGATTTCGCTAGGTAATTGATAAGATCGGGTGATAACCAATCAACAGAATTATAATAAGACCGAATTAACAAGCCTTTTACAATCTCAGATTGGATTCCAGGCATATCATTCGCTTCCATAGTTTTAGATTTAAGGTACTGTGTAAAATTTAACACTATTTTATCTGTAAATTCTGGTAAAGCGTTAATAGAATTATAGACATTACTATTTATGTCTTTTATTTGTAGTATATCGAATACGAAAAGGTCTGTAGTTACAAATTCAGGTACAGATGCACTTGAACTACCTATTTTAATAGGAGCAAATTTATCAAGTACACCATCTCTAACTGCTGTTTCGAATATAGCTTTCATAGCAGTATTGGTCAGTACATTTGTTCTATAAATACTATTTATATCTTCAGTTGTTATTCTAAAATTTCTATTATCGATCAAAAATTTGGCTAAAAGAGGCAATTGATCTGCTACATTATAAAAATTATATGCAGTAGTTTCAAAAATATTAATATGTTTCATTTTGGCCTTCCCAGTCGTATTTAAAGGTTAAAGTGATTATAAAATAGTTAATCTAAGGAGAAAAAAATGACAAATAGAAAAACTTTTCCTCATCTAAAATTCAATGTTAAAGATGAGACGGTTGTTGATGTACCTGTCATAAATGAAGATCCTCTCCACATCCCTATGTTCCTCGGTTTCGGAGGAAAAGGTAAGGGACTTCATATGGGCAACAAAACAGAATTAGCCGCTATATTCGGAGAAGAGACTTTTGATGTAGATTCCAAACAATTTCATCTACCAAACTTATTTGCTAATTATGCATTGAGTACACAAAGAATTTTTTTCGGTAGACTAATACCAGACGATGCTAGTACACCGACAGCTGTACTTGAGCTTAAGGTTAAGAAAGACGTTCAGGTTACTCAATATGAAAGAGACGAATTCGGTGGTATTGTAGTAGATCTAGACGGCAATCCAGTTCCTAAACAAGAAGCAGGTCTCAATGTTACTGAGCCTGGAGTTGAACTTATCTGGCAAGTAAGAGAGCTTGAAGAAGATGAAGATTATATGGGTATAAACCCAGAAACGTCTATCGATGGATATACTACTTATCCAATGGTAGTTCTAACAGATACTTCACCTAATGCATCTGGGAACTTCAGCGGCATAAAACTTTGGTCAGAAAAAGACGATACAGCTAAAGCTCTTGCCGATTCTGTAGGATCTGTACTTTATAAAGCAGGTTTCGTTGAAAGACCTTATGGGTATGACAATAGTCAAGCTATTATAGACTCTTTCATGAGTAGAGACTTTAGTTTCTCACCGATGCCAAATGCAAAAGACCCTGGAACAGATCAGAGACTTACTATGGAAGATATCATTATAAATAATTACAATAACGATCTTCCATTCGAAGTGTTTGTATATGCTGAAAATTTTAAGTTAGTGGGCGATGCTGTTCTTGAATACGAAACAAACGAAACTGAAATTACAGACGGTTGGATGATGGACATCGTTTCTGGTACAGACTTTGATGACAATCCTTATCATCATGTAATATTCGGTGAAAACTCTCTATATATGGACGAGAACGTTATCCACTATATGAGAGGTGGTTCCGATGGTACAATGACTACTGAAACACTCGAAGAACTCACCAGGGAATTCCTAGGAGGACATACTCTTCCTGAAATCGTCGATAGTGACAGGTACCCAATTACACATATTTATGACGTCGGATATAGTTTAGAAACTAAAGAAGCTATAATCGATTTTCATGGCATTAGAACACATGGTCTTAAGTCATATATATCAACACAGGACTGCTCAAGACCATGGAATAGTATGGCACAAGATGTAAGTACTGGAACTTCTCTTAGAGGTAAACTACTTCTACATCCAGATAGTCTTATATTCGGAACACAGATGCATCGATCTACTATATTAGGTCAGGCAGGCTATCTCAATAACAGTACTTATAACAAACTTGTTCCTGCTACTTTAGATGCGCTTATCAAAAACTGTATGTATATGGGAGCTACTTATTATAAAGGTGCTCCTGAAGGTCTTCCAAGATCAGCTGTCGAAATATTCAGAGAAGTAAATTATTTCCCAGCAGGCGATGAAGCTAAACAGCTTCTTTGGAATACAGGCGTCAATTATATGCAGTACTATAATAGAACAGGTTATCATTATGCAGATAAACGTACTATTTACCCAACTGAAAATTCAGTTTTATCATCAGATACTTTCTCCAATAAAATAACGCTACTATATCACCTATGTGCTAAAATTTGGCACAAGTATGTTGGCTTAACTACCGATCCCGCATTACTATATGGCGATATTGAAAACGATATAGCTCAGACAGTCAATGAGAAGTTCTCTACTTATCTTACTGTTGTACCTAGAGTATATCAAACAATTACAGACAAAGCTCTCGGTTACCAAACTAGTATAGAAATAGCTGTTTATGGAGATTTTCCACAGAGAGTATTTAACTTCATCATACCTGTCCGTAGACGAGTATCTTAAGGAGGAAAAATATGGCAATTCAAAATGATGCATTAATGCACGGCATTACTAAGCTCGGACATACGAGAGGTAATAAAGCAAATATAGTCAAGAGCGGGCAGTTAGGGATAGGTAACCACCTGCCTAATATAGATGGTTTTACTCCAGAAGTATTTATGCCTACAGTAGCTGTAGTTACTCATACACCTACTATGTTCAAACATTTCGAATGGGCAGAGCCTATTCTTAAAGCACTGATCGAAAGACATGCTAAAGAAATCTCTGGCATTGATTTCGGATATACTATCGAAGCGGCTGGTACTATTGTTGGTCATGATAAACAAGAACTACAGATGCCACTTATAAATTCAAGAACCGCTATATCGCCAAGTTATATATTTCAAGAACTTAAAGGTAACTTGGTATTTGATTTCTTCAAATTCTGGATGGATCTTATAAGGCACCCAGATACAGGCGGTTCAGCACTTGCATCTCTATTACAGGATACAGACGCTGAAGCTATTTCACCATTATTGATTTCTTCATTCTGTATGGATGTTTATTTCATCCAATACGATATAACCTTAAGACCAGAAAATATTATCGATGCTTTTGCAGTTACTGCACAATGGCCATATGATACAGGTACATTTGGTCTTCAGAGAACAATCGGTGTTTCGCAGATGATGGATAGAACCATACCTATGTATGGTATTATGCAACATAATCAGAATACTTATAATGCTGGTAGACATATAGCAGAAGTACTCAATATCCATAAAGCAGATTATTCACTATCTACGCCGATAGCTACTAAAATATCAGATAGATTATCTGACAAAGGTATATCTAAAGAAATAGAAGATATAGCAAATGAGTTCAAGGAAGTATAAATAACAACGAAGATATAAGATAGAGGGAGTAGGGTCCACTTGGACCCTACTCCTATCTATTTACCATTTGGGAGTCCCACTATCAGCGGGCTTGTTTTCAAGTAATTCTTTTAATTTATCGGACATATTTTTTATATTCGATAGGTACTGTTGTACATCGAGTACATTAGTATTTATCTCATCTTCGAAATCTACTATATTGATATAATCACTAAGTCCTGACTTACTAATATATTCTTTAATAGTATCTCTTTTAGCCAAAGCTTTAATTGAGGTTATATACTCAGATAATGTTGAATCTATGGAGTACATATCTCGGTTATATAAACGATCATAGATAGTATCAAAAACATCTAGCATCTCTCTAAGTTCTCTATAATGAGCTTTGTTAGGGAGTATATTAGGAGATGGTAGTGTTACTTGTATATTCTGTATGATGTCATTGACAATAGAGCGGGTATCACTATCTTCGTCTTCATCGTTTTCTTTTAGTATATTAAGTAATCTAGTCTGGAAAAGATTACTGTAGTTACAAATAGTCCGTATTAGATCCGTAGTATACTTACAAACTATTTTCTGATACCCATTGATCTGTTTTGAATAAAGTAAATGTGTAGTTGCCGCAGAAGAAGCATATTCGGTTTCGTTTAAATTATTAAGTGCAGAAGCAGGAACTCCTAATGAGTTATTATACATATTTCTTATATCCTCTATTAACTCACTTGGAGGTCTTGGAGTAGTTCTATTGGTGTCTTCATAAGCGACACTATAGTTATCTAATCCAGGCAATCCGCCAGTTATATCCATGCCTATAGATCTACTAATCATGGTCTGCATTATTTCAGATGGATTATAAGAAAAGTTATAAGCTTTATTTTTCATAATCTCATTCTTAGTATCCTTTATAGTCTTTAAAGGATTGACGTCTTTTTCATTTATTGACATAGTCAATTTCTGCTTTGGTATTGCTTCTTCTATAAGACTCATAGTTTGTGCTATTATAAGAGTAAGCCTAATAGCCAATAGGAATTTTATATCCTCTAATTTACTTTTACCAGTACCATCTTCATTATGGTCAAATCGATAATAGACCATAAAATCTCTAGGAATAAATAGTATCTTGGTTTTCTTTCCCAATAACATTCGCCTAAACATGCAGGTAAGAACTGCATTATTAGATTTAATGTTGACATTATTCAAACCGATAGATTTCATACTATTGGTCATATAATCGGTAAGAGTGGCTTCATATAGCTTATTGACTGAATCCATATATTTGATTTTTAAACTCCTACGCTGTGTTCTATTTCCATAATATATTTCTTTAAACATAGCTTCATAGGCATTATCTATTAGATTCTCGTCTAGATCATTTTCATCCAGTGATAATGGATTTCCGTTTTCGTCTAATATGACAAAATAAGCTAAATGCTCTTCTGGTGTACCCGGTATAAATACAGGTACTACTGACTCAGAAGGTAGTTCTTGGAATATAGGATTTATAGTACTACCGTCATTAATACCGGCTGTATTTAATCTTAAAAATGGTTCTTCTTTAAATTTGACTTTTTCTTTAGGAGGATTGGTTATTTGTCTAATACTATTGGTAATTTGTTCTAAAGCAATGCTATTGGCTCTTTTCGTGCTTGCTAATTCTTCTATGTTGTTAGTAATATCTATATCGTCTATTATTTTTTGTTGTATAGTAGAGACGATAGTGTCTACACTATTAGTTATCTTAGCTTTTTCTGCTTTTTCTTCAATATATATCTTAGTATATGACTCTAATCCAGCGGTTGCCTCAAATATAATTTCTTTATTATTAGAAGAAAAAGAAGGTATCAGTCTAGTATTTTTAAGATACCCGTTTTTAAAGTTTTCAGTTGCTGAAGTTACATCTGTTTTAATCATATTGGTAAGTATGTTTTCAGGAATAATCAGAATAGGCTTAGATCCACTCCCATATAAACATTCACCAATCCATTCGGTCAATTTATTTTCTACATCGAATGTATTGACAAATAAATCTTCTAATAACTCTATTATCTGATTACGTTGATCTTCATTTTTTATAAATCCTGATTCTTCTAATGTTATATTGAATCCGGTCCCTTGCATATCGTTTGGAGATAGAATAGATGAAACCAAAATGAGCTCAGCCTGATTTATTTCTGGCATAAGTTTCTTAATTCTATAATTATCAACCTTAGCTCTAGCTACACTTTTAGACGTATTGTCCAATACATCATTGACATCACCGAAATCGACGAGGTTATCTTTTTTCGTGGGAACATAGGATCTTTTCATCATAGCTCTCTGTTCCAAATGAGTTATGCTTAAAGAAGGACGATAGTACCTATCTCTCTTATTGTCTATTTCTCCTTTTCGTTTACCGATATTAATATTAGCTAACTGCAATAAAGTTTCCATTGTAATTTTAGCCATTTTTCACCTTTAATAAAAAGAGGTTAACAAAATATGTCACAATACAATATATATCAGAAAGAAATATATCATTTTTTGAACACAGTTACTATAAAATTTGATGAACTTGGTAAATTATTAAATCAGGAATTACAATATAATTATCCTGATATAGATCCAGACGATAGGACTACTTGGCCTTACTATATAAATATGGTAGGCGAATATCATGAATCTAATACATTGATGGAAGTTGTTTCTTCGGATACTGGTGAAAAAATAATATTCAATAAAGAAAACTTAGAAGCACATCCTATCACCAAATCTATATACTCAGCACATACTAAAGAATATGACTTATTATGTAGAACATATCCTAATCAAGTGGATCTTATAAAATCTATACGATATCCAGTAGAAGACATCAATAAAGCTATTGCTTCTCTAGATTTTACATTATTGAATTACGATGAAAGTTATTTAAATTCTAATGAGAAATATGATATTATAGAAAGAATTGTATCTTTTTTACAGATAACGGTCAGGAGATGGTATGTGGATAATTTCTATTATGAAGAACTTGCTCCACTGGCATTTTGGGCAATACTTATCTATCAACTACCTTTGTATATATCTGTAACTAGGTTAGAGAATTTACATACACAAAAGGTGCATACTTTTCATATATGGGAATATTTAAAATCAAAGGGGCTTGGTAATTATAAAGATATACTAACAAACGAACAGGCTTTGTTCCTATATAGAAATATCAAATATATTTATGCCAATAGAGGTAAAGAAGAAACATTAAATATACTCGCTAGCAATATACTTAAAAAATTAAGAGTTTCATTGATAAGCAAGAACATTTACCGAAATAACGAAACTACTTTAACAAAAGGTATGTGGTCTTCTGAAATAATATCGGAAGACTTATCAAGAAATATAGAAGATAGGAAAAAATTTGAAACAATAGAGACGTTGACAAATCGATTGTATTCAAACGGATTAGATGATACTTTTAGTATGGAATATATAAAGTCCGTTAAAGACAAAGTATCTACTTCACCTAGAGATAAGTTACAGACTAAATTCGTTGAACTTAAGAAATTCGTTATAGACAATAAATATGAAAACATACTGCTTAAATATCTTTTGGAAAATCTGATATTAAGAATATCTAACAATACTCTTAATTTCGAGATAGATATCTACAATGAATCTACCAATACTACATTAGAGGATGTACATATTAAAGATGCATTGTTATTGGCTAATTATTGTCTTGCTAAATCTATAGATATAGAACCAATAACTATTCCTACTAAATATGTACTAAATACTTCATATGTACATCAAAGTAAGCCAACTGACTTACCAAAGTATTTTAACTATAAAGGAAATAGATTTAGAATAAGTGATTTTATTAATACCAAAGGTATAATCGATAGTATCTATTATAGGCCAAGTCCCATAGAGTCATTTGAAGATTTTGGAAACTATTTGTCTTTACAATTCCCTAATATAATTAGAGACATAAGATTTGTCAGGCATAGTGGGTGCAAAATGACTCACTTAGCTATGGCTAAACTATATGAGTATCTAATGCCTACCAGAGAAGTAACTTTCTCATTATGCCCATATACAACATATGCTGAGTGGATTTATAACAATGAGGATATATCTGGTTTAATAAATAATATCAATATCAGCAATAATAAACGAGAACATTATTTTGAGTTATATAGTTTTATCATAGATAAAATACTTCCTATTTCTCATGATAAGTTTTTCAAATATCTCTCGTTAGATAGTACTAATGAAAGCAACAATATCTATAGACGATTGAAAGATTTGTTTGTCCAACTGTGTAGCTACAATATCACTTTCTTAGATACCGAAAGAGATACTGCTACTTATTTCATATTGTCTTCATTCCCTATAGAACTACAAGGAGAGAGTAAACATAAGGATGGTTTCAATATACATATAGATCAAGATAATGATAAATTAAAAATAAAGTCAGGCGATTCGTTAAAAATAGAGCCTGCCAATACGAGTGTATTTTTAACCGATACTAAGCTTTTAACAGATATCAAGGTCATGGCCCAGACAGACATATTTGTAACAGAAAATAATCGAGAAAATATAGATATATATCTATCTCATAAAGAAGATATAATAAAAGACGATTATGCCCGTCATGGTATAGATATCAGTATGGGCTTTGATACAATAATTGAATTAAACGAATAACATATATAGGAGATCCAAGAAGATGCAAAATAATAAAATATCGTATCAGATGAAAAGAACCTTACAAGGAATAAAGAATGAGCTATTATCTATAACAAATCTGCCTCTTATTCCGGAATTCGATTTAACTATAAATCACAAATGGGGAGTTAAGTCTAATGTAGCACCTATAAAAAAGCCGACTATAGCTTATATTGGTTTTGGTATAGGAGGATGTTACAATGTCGATGACGGGAATCTATCATCACCTTATCAAATTAAAGTTACTAACAAAGATCTGTATTTGCCCATACCAATAAGATGTGTTCCCGTAGATCAAGATCTTTCATCTGAGGAACGATCTCTCTATCGTATGAGAGTAAGGAGAACATTCGGAGATCAGGAATATTGGTGTTATTACTTTAAAAAGATAGTGTTTAATAGCAATGTAAAAATGACACAGACCGATCCTATTACGTTAGAAGAAATACCATATGAAGAAGATCCTAATGATTTGACACCTACTCCTCCTCAGCCACCATATACTGGTACAGTCAATACCAATGAAAGCGAAATCAATGTTTCGCTGACAGGTTCAGTTACTGTATATGGTTCAGAAATATTAGAAGGCATATCTACAATATATAACGACGCTAGAAGAGCATCGATTTCGGAGATAGGTATATATACAGGAGAAGATATGGAAGTCACTGGATTATCTGGAACTGGTTCCGATATTCAATATACGGAAGCTATATATGCTCAGTTGGCTACTCATTATACAAGTATAGGTGTTCCATTACTTACACCAGATTCATTCAGAGAAATAAATATCAATTTTACCAAAGGTAATATCATGCTACTATAAAAAAATAAAGGATATAAGAGTGTAGGCCCTAAGGGCCTACACTCTTATATAAGAAAGGAGATAGATAAGATTATGGAAGTATAGCTAAATCTGACATCTTAGTATATCCAATGTCGATTTTCATGACAGCATCTTTTTCATTATCTACTACGAAGAAATCGAATGTAGTAGGGATTGGTTTGTTCGACTTACTGTTTTCTATACTTAAAGCTTCGTGTATATGGAACAGTAGCAGAGAAGTCAGTGGGTTATTATTTTCTTTAACGAGATTAATAGCATTTTTCTTACTATCGACAATATTGCTAAAGAATATTCTGTTATTTACATTAGTCAATACAAACTGCCTCGGTATCGATATAACAGACTGTTTTGACAATACTCGGATAATATCTTCTTTAGTTTCATCATCCTGACTTTCGTAGGCTACTTTGCGATTATATCCACTTCCATTCATATTGTAATCTGGGTTATGGAGTATGATATTTCTTTCAGCCTCTACTCTCGGATTGCAAATAGTGCTCATTTTGAAAAACTCTTCGAATACAGCTATGATAATATCGTTAGCAAGTCCAGATACTGTACCATATCCGAGAGTAGCTAAACTACTATTGCTCTTCATAATAGCTGGTACGAGTTGTTCGCATTCGCTAAGTTCATCAAGAGATACCACAAAACTCTTATCATCGAGAATAAAATATCTTTTCAGATAAGTATTGATTCTGTTGATGAGAAGTTTCTCTATACTTCTAACGAATCTAAAGCTCTTTTTAGTAATCGCATCGATTACTGGCTTATAGTCTCTTCTGGTTTTCCAACTATCTCTTATATCGTTTATGCTATTCAGACAGACTTCATACTCTTCATCGATAATATCGATATGATCATAATCGACTACAGAATAATAATTCGGTCTTATAGATTTTAGTTTATTATTAATCAACCCTATCATCGAAGCTATGTCATACATAGGCTCATCGATTCTTAAATTTATATACGAATAGTTATCTCGTATTACTTTGTCTTCCATACTTCTATGCTTTACACAAGTAAGAGTACCAGGCAGATTTATATCGGCATCGTATCCCAAATTATTACCGAGACAATCGGGAGGATTTGCGACATATTTATCCATCATTTCATAATCTTGATGAGTCAGTTTCATAGAACTTGATTTCTTTTCTGTCTTTGTTTCATTTTTAGCCACTTTCTCTTCTTTAATGGTTTCATTCTTTGTCTCAGCCTTTGGCTTCCTAACTATCAATTCGTCATCGTAATCGAAATAATCATTAGCGATACCACCATTACTAAAAGAATCATTTCCAATAGAAATGGAATTATTCATACGACCCTTACTTCTTTCCAAGTTCTGCAAAGCTAATTTAATATAGCCAAGACAGACTTTCTGTGCAACTTCTTCTGCATTATTTTGAAACTCATTATAATGCTTGGAAAAGTCCTTAACCAACGCAGGCAAATCTTCATTACTTGAGCCTCCATTCTCGTATATTAGCTCTGCATATTCTTTAGAGAGTTGGTTTTTCTGTATGAGGGCTTTGAGCAAATTTAGCAATACTTTGCGTATATACTCAGCTGCCGTGTAGTTATTTCCGGATACTCCCATATTTCCACTAAGTAAACTCATTTTTTCTCCTGTTATTTGTATGGTAGATAAGGTCTTATCTTTTCAAACTCTTCTGTAAAATCTGCCTTGACAACAAAGCCATCGTCCGGGTTAATTACCAAGAACGGATTTATATGTCCTGACGATCCCGGGTTATTGTTACCATAGGATAATAAAGATTCCACATATCCAGTAGATGGATGCAAAAGCTGTTCTTTAGATCTTATCAGACCTGTTCCCTGTTTATTGCTGTTACTTGAACCAGATGCTCTTATCTTCTTAATTAGGTAAGATAATAGCTCATTTGGGTTATATGTAGATGGACTCATGATTACACTTTGTTTCTGGGAAATCTTAAGAATAATATCTTTAGGTATTCTCAACATAGTCTTCACAGATTTTTGACTCAAAGGTTTTCTTTCATAATCATAAAATCTTAAATAAATAGCTCTAACGATTGTTTTCAACAATAGATCGTCGACGATATCTATTCTTCTATTGTACAAATCGTTACGCTTGTTTTCCATTAAATGACTACTCATATTCTTAAACATAAATATCAATAGATCGTAAATATTATTTATATAAATCTCCATAGCGGCTAGCCTATGTTTCGTAATTGGGTCTAAGTACGTTTCTAAACTAGCTATGTGATCATTCATATAATCTAATGCAGATGCACTCTTAGTATTAGGCCCATGTGTTATTTTGCCCAACATAACCTTATACGTAGTAGCGTCCGGATCATATAGATCTTCTAAAGTCTGAATATTGAATGCTTGTAATAGATATAAAATAGAAATTATGACCCGACGCTCGTCTATTTTATTCAAACTCATAAGTTCCTTATTTACTCTTAAGTAAAGAGGCGTCCCTCCTTTTCTGACCTTAGAGCATGGAAAATATTCGAAGTCGTTAGTATCGTCTTCATCTATCATGGTTGTAACCATCACGTCATTATGATCTATATTAAAAATATCTAGTGTACCAAGAAGACCATATCGACATAATAGATAATGTACTATAGTCGGGTATATCTTGGAACTACTTTTCTTTTTGTTATATATCTTAATAGTTATGACAGCATCATAATACCGATTTCCAGAAGAAGAACTCTCTACTACATATACGGTATTTTTTCTCGCATGTATAGGAGACCTAATTACCTTAGCAACTATACCGTCTCTTATGATAGTCAATACTTTTTCAGCTACAGATAGCTGAATAGCATAGTCTGTATTATTAATTACCATCCGTCCTTTATAAAGATAAGGTATATGTAATTTGACACTATACTCTTCTTCTTCAAACTCGAATTTATATTCGACTAATTTAATCTCAGTTACTCTAATATTGTTCTTACCAGAGGTTATGATATTTTTGGTATCTAACTCATCGGCTAATCTTTCCTCTAAACTACAGATCCTATAGCCCAGGTATTTGATCTGACCTTTAAATAGTTTCAAAGCTTCCTTAAAAACAGTTTCAACAAAAATCTCTGTATTACTTACCTCCTTTTCTCTATAATCGATTAATAGAGTACGATTAAAATCTGGGAGACGTTTATTAACTTCCCTGATTATTTCTCCAGTTATGCTCACCATGTACTCCTTTGTTAAAGTTATTAAAAGAACCAACACCTCATTTTACCTGCAAAACTATCTAACGCTCCTTCTATAGCTCCTCCTACAGAAGAACCAACTTTATCTAACGTAGAAGCTACCGGAGATACTACTTTATCAGCAATATCGAATGCAGTATCTGTACAAGCTACAATAGCCGATCCAGCTGCACTCAAAACTGGAAGACTAGCGGTACATAGAAACTCTTCAACTCCTTTGGATTTTAATACAGACCATATACCTAATCCAGCTACTACTGGTATTATAATGGCCAAAGATTTTACAAAAGCCGAAGCAGTACTCATGGTTTCTTTCGTTACCTGACTACTCGATATCGTCTCTTTATGCTCTCTTAGTTTCTCATTAACTTCTTCTTCTTTTTCCCATCTTTCATCTTCTCTACGATATTTAATATCGTCCCTTAGATATTCTTTTTCCATCTTCTTGTCATCGAAATTTATTTTCTTTTCTTTATAACTAACCTCAGCCAAATCATTATTCAGACCTTTTAATTTTGCTTCAGCTAAGAATGATTTTTCGTATCTATCAACCAATACTTGAGTTTCACTTATTTTATTTTTGAGATCCAATATCTCCTGATCTTTCTTTATTAATTCAGTCTTATGAAACTTCTCTACATTAGTCGTATGTAATTTTTCTATACGGATCTTTTCTTTATAATCCGCTATAACTTCTTTTAACTCAGCTATTTTTTCACCGAATTCAGTTGCCTGTATTTGTAGTTCTTTTTCTAGATCCTTAAGAGTATAATAACCCGCTTTAGTATCTACATGATTTCTTTCTCTCAGAGCTTGCTCTAAACGGGATTTATCAGTACCAATAAATAACCCAGTTATTTCTGTTTTTAATGGATATCCTTTAGCTTCTTTTATATCTTCTATGGTAAAGAATTCTTTACTAAACCGCTGATTAGTTTTCTCATCTTTCCAAAATATCTCTATACCAGGCTCACTATTATTGATTCCTCGCTGTACAGGAAAGGAACAGATCTTGCCAGCCTGTTCAAAATATACAGTATCTGTAATGTCGTGTATATCGTTTGCTACGATAAAAAATCCACCGAAACTACTATATGTCTCATTAAGTACTTTTTCCATATGGTCTTTCGGCTGTTTAACGAATATCCGATTACTCAATTTAATCGGATGGATAGCACCTTCTCTTTTCTGAGAAGCATTGCAAATTATTACATTAAGTGAATCGACATATATAGGTTTATTTAATAATTTCCTATATGGAAACACAACCTCTTCTATTGTATTTTTACGACACTCTTCTCCATCCTCATTAACTCGCTTTGCTTCCAAATCTATTCTTTTTCTTATTATTATTTTCTCAGTTTCAAAACTACCGCCTCTATATACTGGTTTAACAGTATATTCTTTATCGTTAGCATCAATAACATACAATGTATCGTCTGTATGATTTATTATCTGAGCCTCCTGATAATAAACATCATCACTTCTATCGAGACCACCAATGATTTCTTTATCTTTTCTTTCTGTTATTAGAACATATAAGTCTAATACATGCTTTAGTGTCATCATATTTATATATCCCCATTTATATTTTAGTTATGTTTATCAAGGAGATAATATATATTTTAAATTTAATACAAATATGAGTAGGTAGCTCAGGCTACCTACTCATACGCTTTAAAGTATATTCAATGGACTTATATTGATTGTATCTATTTTAAATAAAGATGTCTGTATTCTCTGTCTTTCTTCTATAGTCATTTTGACATAATTTGCACCATCAGTTATTATATCTAAATTATCGTTTTCTAAATGGAATAATTTATCATAATCTACACCTAAATTATCTCCTTTATATATCTCTAACCATACCCTTTCAGTAGGTTCCCAAGCATATACACCATATGCGTCTAATGAATCGACAGTATCTTTGGTCTCATCAATCGGTTCACCAAATTCTATGAAAATTATATCTTGGTCATTGGAAGCTGTATTATAAATATCAGTTACAGTAGCGGTTATGGCATCGGTAGTTCCCATACTAACTACCGCTACTAAGCAATTTCGATTCTCTTCAGGTATTCTATCTCTAGATTCAATATCCGCAACATATTTAATATGTTGAAATAATTCATCTGGAAGAAAACGAACATCTATTTCACCTTGATCATTTAATTTGAGTAAATTTCCAGGCTGATTATAAGCTTGTATAGCACCTAACTGACTGTCAGATAAGTTGTGTTGATTAACATATTCCAAATCGTTCCAAGACAATATTCCGTTACCTATTTTTAATCCACCAGTATCAGTCTCATAGACTAAAAGGTCTTTTGGAAAGATGGGATTATGTAACACATACTCGGACTTAGTTGCTCCAAAGATTTTTATGATAGTATTAAAATTTAATTTTTTCATTATCTATTCCTTTATTCCCAAGGATATGGGCCACCATATATGCCCATATTATCTGGATTATCTGAAGTTACTTTATATTCGTTATCTAAAGTAGCATTAAGTAAATTATTGGGATCTACTATAAATTCGTTAACAGCTACACAGTTGTTATAATAACCACGACAGCTTATCGTTCTCTGCATCCTTGAAAATGCAGGTTCAAATGTACAGTACTCATAATATACTTCTTTTTCATAATCACGTGAAGACGATAGTCCAGTAGCGATTGGATACTCTAGTGGATATCCATCGTGATTAGTAACAAATAGGGTATTTATAAACCTTAATTTGAACCAATTTTCATTTAACATACTATAAAATCTCTTATATCCACTATAATTAGCGTAATAAATATATGGAGCATGAAAAGTAGTACCAGAAGCATAAGAAATATTTAATATTGTATCAAAAGTATTACCGACTATGGTCATGGTCACCTCTTTATTAACTTTGCTTATTTGGTCAAGATTACAATCAAATGTACCATTACTTACATAGATGAGAGAATTATGTGAACATATTTGTACTGCTTTATATATAGTAAGATATGGATTAGCTGAACTACCGTCTCCAGTTGTATCGTTACCATTTTTATCTACATATAGTACTTGACTATAATCATCTGTATTTATTTTTGATTGCGATCCCACTGATTTCCAAATACCATTATGTTTAATATATGGGTTAGTTGGTTTAAAAAAGTATCATCATTGATTAGAATCCTATTAGCAGCCTTACTGATATTAGAATCTTTTATATATACTGACATATCTTATCCTTTATTTAATGTTAGTTCTTAACATATCAAATACTTTGTACTTATCTTTAGTCAACCAATCCTGCATAAATCCTTTGTTCTTTGGAGTAGCCAATTTCTTTAATTTAGTAAGAGAAGTAACTTCGACATTTGACTTAGGTATCTTTTTACCTATTATATCGGATTTGCCTATTCCCCAATTGTTCATTACATTACTAATGTTATCTTTTATCTTAGTGTCTGTATTCTTTATAAGCGTCTCTATGTGCTTCCCTTTCTTAGGAACATTAGGACCACTTACAGAAGACATAATAGATAAGGTATCATCGTCTCCATTAAAGGCTACATCATCAACTACATTCTTCAATGGATCGTCTATAAGTTTTTCATAGAAGTTAACACAGTCTATTAGTCTCTGTAATAAATCTGTTAATCCTAATTTGGCTGCTAATGACATCAACGATGCATATAGATTAATATTCATATTGAAATTAAAGAGATCAGGGAAACCGCCTTCAGGACATAGCTTATTCATTGCAGTATACATAGCTTGAGTAGTTTTAAAATCAGCTACATTAGGTATTCCATTTATTATATTGCCCATCTTGTCTGTTATATTAGGATAACCTAAATCAGGTAACTTAAGGGCAGTTAATCCTAATCCAGGTATTTTTGGATTATTATTCGTTAATTCTTTAGCTGTTTCTATTTGTTTTTCAGTATACTCACTATTTTCTGGAGTAAGTTTATTTACATTAATATCTTCTATATCTTCATTTTCTTCAGATAAATCATCTAAAGGACCTTCGGAAGATTTCATAGGGATACCATAATCTACCTGAACTTTCTTCTTACCGAATATACCTTTTAGTTTAGTGCCAACTTTAGATAAAGCACTATCGACATCTTTATCATTTTTTATTTCTTGACCACTAGTTTTAGCTAAAGCATCTAATTCGGCTTCAGTCAGTTTATTCATTTTGTCTTTACTAATATTATCGGAATCCGTGGAACTTTTAATAGGTACTACAGATTGTTTAGTAGATTGAGTAACGAATACTTTAGCCTGTTTGTTATTGATAGTACTAATAGTCGTATCACTTGTATTGCTATAGATAGGACTATTCTTACTAACGTTATCCTTTATTGTATTAGAAGAAGAAATTTTATTAGAAGATATTAGAGAACTAACTGGATTACCAACGGTATTGTTGGCAGATATGTTACTCATTTATACTGCTCCCTTTTATCAAGTTATTATCTAAGTGAGCTGCTTTAAGATATGTGCTAGCTATAACCGAACTTCTTGGTACACTATCTTTTCCTATATTTTCAACTTCGACTGACCCAGTCTCTAACAACTGACTAGCGTATTCCGAATATGCATTAATATCTCCTCCTCTTACCTTAAGTAATTCATATAGTGATTTATCTAATCCCTTTCCTTTTATTACCTGTGCTTCTATAAGCGATATAGAAGATCCTTTATCTGGCTTAACTACTTGTCCCGATAATAGGTCTATCTTATTGTCTCCTTCAGGCAGAGAGATTTTATCATCAACAAACTGCTTAACTCTTCGTACAGGCATTTTGATTACAAGATATTTATTGTTCGTCTTATAACGTTTGCCAGTTATTTCGTCTTTTAAATACAAATGAGTAGACAATGCGAGTCCTATCTTATTTGCTACTTGAACGATATCTTTCATTCGAGCAACGGATTTCATATTAGGCATCATTATATTAACATTGTCTTTACCAGCTTTAATGTCTTTGTAAAATTTATTTAATCCTTCTTCAGTCTTTATTTTTTCCATATATCGTTTAAAGTTAGGTCCATCTTTACCTTCCAAAGGCTCGAATACAGTCTTTAATAAAGCTACGATTTTATCTCTTTTAGCAGACATATATCTATACTCCTATTCATTACATTGTCTTAAATTTATACTATGTTTTCAGACAAAAAAATATAAAGGTATTGGGCTCAAAGCCCAATACCTTATAACTAAATCTTTATTCTTAGTATCTGTGGATAAGCTTTAACGGTCTTAAATGAATAAGATCCTAATTTCTGACTATTTAAATTCAATGTACCCGAAGGTAGGTCATTTAAATCAGAAATATCTATCCACAAATACCGTATATTATTACCACGCACAAATTCATCGGGAATATTGATACATTCCAATCTTTTATTATCTACTATACCTATTATCCTATTGGTCCCATTCATATACAATGGGATATATTCGGTATCTTTATCTATCCTATGTATCTTTATTTTATTTTTATTCGTTGTATTACCAACTAAGATATATTTAGGATAATTCTTATTGTTAGGAATATTACCAACGATATTTAGTTTATTTCCTATACTACCTTTTCTTTTAATAGGCAGAGTTTTTGATATCTTTTGTTTCTTTAATACTCCATCTGTATATAAAGTAATCACATCGTCTCGATAATGATATTCGGTGTACATATTATCCGTATCTACCCAACCTTCAATAGCGACTGAACAATCTTTAGTATGAGTAACGGTAAACATTATTTGGTCTTTCTTATATACCAGACCTTTTCCTTTAACAGCCATTGGCAATAGGCTATCGGCTTCAACACCGGGTTGTATCCTAGGATAATTGACTGATAAATCATTAATACCAATCTTATCAGGATATATATGAATAGTTATATCCGTATTCGGAAAACCTTTACATATATGAACTAGATCATCTAATGATGTAAACTGGATTACTCCGGAATTATTGACAGATATATAGCCTATGTAATTTACATATTCGATAGGGTCTTTGGGTTCATATTTATTTTTGATAGCTTTAGCAGATTCCATAATCTCCATATCGATAGTATCGTAACTTTTAAGTAAGCTATCTAGTTCTTCTTGAGTATTCTTTATTTCTTCTAACAGGTCTTCTTTTGAAGATTTGGATAATGTCGATAATTTAGCATTGTAAAGAATACTACATTGGTTGTAAGTAAGGCCAAATTCAGTATCCATAATACTGTAACCATCGTCTATGGTATTCTTACGTATTATCTCAATGATACGATCCATCTTATCGTGTACTAACAAAATAACATTGAGCTTATCCAGTTTCTTAACTAAAGACACTTGTTTATGTTTCTTCTGACTGAGGATAGCTCTTTTTCTTTCTCTATACCACTTAACTAATATGGTGTATGGAGTATAGTTAGTTACTACACCATCATTACTATAATTGAGTACCGGCGATACTTTTCCAGTAAAGCTTATCATAGATTTGATCTTTATCATAGCATCGAATATATCACAGGTCCTTTTAAAATATAATACGATATGTGTTCTCATGGATTCTTCACTATGATCACCTATCTTTACTACATTTTGGTTGGCCCATGATCCTTTGGTCCTTATGTTATCTAATAATGTCTTATTGACATTAGCTACTGATACATCGTATGGTAAATTATAAATATGTAAGGCATATTTTTCTATTTCCATAATACCATCGTTTATTATCGGATGTGTAAAATTACCTTTTGCATATTCTTCTTCCAGCTTACTGTAATTTCTTACATAGGTCTTAGTTGGAAAAATAGGTCTAAGATACTTTACCATTCGTTTTAAAGGATATCGTTTCTTTTCTAACTGATACTTAGCATAGTCAATTACTAAGTCAGCTATACCATTTAAGGAATATGCTGTAGTATATGAACCAAACCCGTATCCAACTGTAATAGAACCTATGAGTAAGGCAGTAGGTAATTTAGGTATAAAGTATTTCGGTTCCAATAGACTCAAATTCTCGCTTATAGTCTTGTACAGAACTTTGTCATCTATACCGTTAATATACAAATCTTTACATATGTCAGAGAGCTTATACTCTATATATCTTAAAGCACTAGCTTCTGTTCCACTATAATCGCCATAGTCGCCTTTCATGTCGAACAATGGATATCTGTTATAAAAAGGTTGTGTTTGTCTAACTATAGCACTGTATGTACTAGCATCGCCAAATGGATGATATTTCATAGTATCAGCCAAAAAGCTTGATCCTGAAATATAATCATTGATGCCTCTATTTGCCCATATAGCTCTTCTATGGACTTTCTTTAACCCATCGACTGGATTGGGCATATGGTTATCCATAACAGCTAATCCATGAACTTTGCTATTATCTTTTATTATATCTGAAGCGGTATTTTTCGTAATATGTAATCCGTCCATTCGTTATATTCTGCCTCCTTATATGAGCGTCCATTTTAGTCATATAGTATGAGAATTTCTAGTTTAAATATACCTACCTTGGTAAACGATAAAAATAAATATACTCATCCGTAAGGGATGAGTATATCTACTTTAAAATTTAATACAATAATCTTCGCTTACTTCAGGTTCATTCTTTTCATTGTAAGTGACTATTTTAAAATTCACTTCTTCTACCTTCCAGCCGAGTATGGTAAATATATAATTAACTCTTTTAGAAGTTAGTGTTTTAGATAGGATAGTACTTTTAAGATTGCCCCAATTCTCATTTATCTTATTTATACTCAGTCCTATTCTATTATTTTCCTTATAAAGAGCCTGATATAAGTCACCATAAGTAACTTTTCTCTTTACAAAGATAGTACGAAGCAATTTAGTTAAACTATCGCTTACTTCGTCTATGTCTTCCTTAGTGAAGATGAGCTTCTTTGTTGCCATACCACTTACTATATGGTTAGCTACTTTAATCATGTACCAAGTCTCCTTTTATGTCCTATACATATTGTTCCAGTATTTGTTTAATGGAAAGTAAATACCAATCCCGTAAATGATAAAACTCTATCCCATAATTCTGATCAAGGGAATTGTTTTTGAAGAAGTTATATAGTATGTCTATAAACAAAACGCACGCTAATATTGGGCAATTCTGTACAAATGCGTCAGGATTCAAATTAACCAAACAGCACTTTATCATGGATTTCATATTACCCAATGTTGAGTCTAATGTACCTATGATAGTCTTATAAGAATAGATATGGTTTCTTAAGGCCTTATTGGTAATATATTCTTTTTTCATAAATGAATATAAGAATATATATACATATCCCAGTTTTCGATTTGATTGAAGATTAGTTATTTTAGATATATTAGTAAGTATACGTTCAGCCATAACGGCCATATACATCTTATTTTTATTATGACCATATTTGTAACCAGCATAAGCATATACCCAACTAGGTACGTTTTCTAACAAATTATATTCTACTATGGTTTCCCAAGCCTTTAGTTCAAGATAAGGAGCATATTGTTTGTTTTTAACTCCTATAAAACAGAGCATAAGATCATGTATAAGTTCTTTACCAGATATATTATCGAATACTATGTTTTCAAATGCTTTAAATTCGATACTTTCCAAGTAATTTAACATCGGTCGTTGATCTATAAAGTACTTCTGTGGATGGTCTCTATAAATATCCTTCGTAATAACCGTTTCCTGCATTTTATTCAAGTTATATAAAGACATATATATTCTCCTTAACCTATTCTAGAAAACAATAGTTCTTTTCTATAAGTACTATCATTACCCATGTAGTTTATCAGTTTTTCAGCATCGCCGACAGAAGTTATTTTAACGACTACCCTATGTTCTGGATCCATACATAACCTACCTCTATCCTTAGCTGGCAAAGATCCGAGTCCTTTATATCTTTCTATTTTAAAGAAATGATTTTCCAAAGTTTTAAACAGATAAAATATCTGGATGAAAGACATGGGATGATCTTTGTATGTATCGGTGAATTTGGTTGTAACTAATAAACTATAGTGTCTGAAAGCTATAGCCTTTAAAAAGGGCAACAATTCTTTACTTATAGCTTCCTTAAGTCCAATGAGAGATATTATTATATCTTCTCTTCCTAGGGTCATGGAAAGTACTTTTGTATTGGGATTATATTCGACTGTATTACCAAAGACTTCTCTAGCTTTATCTAAATTGAAATTTTTAAGATCTTTAGTATCTTCCAATACGGGTATAAGTCTTTCTAGTATTAATGGGTTCACGTAATGTTCTTCCGCTATATCGTTCATTAGATTCCCTATATAGGAAATTATTCTAGCTACTTCTATGAAATATTTCTTATCCAATAAACTAACTTCAGAAGTTAGGTGGTTACTTATCTTTATATCGAATGCTTTATAATAGACATATTCAGCTAAGGCATTTAGTATTTCATCAGCTGTTTTCTTATAAATAACCGATCTATTTTTACTACCACCTTTGAGCACAAGACCATATAGTGGAGAAGTTGCTATATGTAATATACCTGATTCAACAAAAGCTGGATTAAACACCCAAAAGTTGGATATAACTATATTGGCTATATGAGCACCTGCACTATCTGCATCGACCATGATCATAACCTTACCATATCTAAGATTGCTAAAGTCAGTCTGGTTAGGTGTAAGTCCCAATATCTTAATAATGTCACCAAAGATATTATTGTTCTTTAATTTTTCTCTTGCTTCTGGAAGCTTATCTTTAGTGGTTACTACATTAACAGGAACACCACGCATATTGTAAAGTGCTTGATATTTACTATTACGGCCTTCTGTTCCACCGGCACTGTTTCCTTCAGACAGAAACAACTCTGCCTGAGCTCTGTCGTCAGTAGAACAGTCTTTGAAGTTCTTAGGGTTATTTAAATCCAATATAAGTCTTTTAGCATCTTTGACTTCTATATCTTTATTGCTGAATGCCATGAACTTACTATTTAAATCAGGTTCTATGATTTCGAATAATTCTTCAAACTGATCATCGAAACCAGATAGCTGTTCTTCTATTAGAGTACTGAAGGTTTTCTTGAACTTCTTGTCCTTTATACCAGTCTTATGTAAGTTCTTATATTCGATGTCATTGTATCTTATGTGTGCTAAATAGTACAATGGTAAATGATACTTTTCAACAAAGAATTTATACTTAGGCTTTTCTTTAATGAAAGGAGCTAGCTTATCTTTTATTAGTTTATTAAGAACTTCTAGGTGAGTACTATCGTTATCTTTGACTATTACATTATTAGCTATCGAGACATGGTTTCCCTGATTCTCATATTTAATAGCATAGATATTTATATCGTAAGCTATTAATTCATCTTCTTTCATAAGTATAGAAGGAACTATTGGATCTTGTTGTAAAGTCATTTTCCATCGCATAGGTCTTAGGATATTGAAATAGTTCTTAATAAATCTATCTTTATCTTTATTCCTAGTTGAACTATCGAAGATTACATTAGCGGAATAAGATCTATCTCTAAGTAGTTCTAAAGATTCTTTAGCTCCGCTTTTCCAAAATGATTCATCGATACCTGATTTATATTCTTTTATAACGATGTTGTACTTTACAAACAAACACCATATGCTAAACAATTCTATGAACAATACTTTGCCATCTATAAGGAATTTGTCTATGTCCTCAAATATTATTTTATCAGGCTCAAGTACTATAAAACTACCAGTCTTATTATCTGAAGAATTATCTAAAGATATAACAACATTTTCTCCATCACCATCTTCTATCAATATACTACTTACCTTATTATCTCTGGAAGTAATAGCTTTAAATCTTTTAGACAAAGCCGCGGCTGCTTTCGCACCTACACCAAATGATCCAGAACTGAACTTATAACTTTCTGTATCGAATTTACCGGAAGTATTAAGAACTGTAAAAGTTTCCTCTAACTTTTCTATTGGAATACCTCTACCATTGTCAGATATCATTACCTGATAGCTATTGTTCTTAGCGTCATTAAATAACACTATCTCCAAAAGACCATTCTTTGTTAATACTAATTCATCGTTGCTGTTATCTATGATTTCTTTTATCATATGGAACTGCCCAGGAACTTCTTTATCGACGATATAGTTATTAGGTCTCAGTCTCACTGGCTCAAGTTTAGTAGCTGTTCTAATACTAGACTTATCATAATTTGCCATAATACAAAATCTCCCTTTATTTGTATATTATCTAGATTATTATTGATTAAAGTTAATTAAAATAGACCCGATTATTCCATATAGATAATATATATTTTAAATAGTTTTAAGCTATCCTAAGGCTACTATATTAGTATATGATATAAATGACACTGATTACCTAGGAGTTTAAAAATGGAAAATATACAAAATACAATGGAAAATGATATTAAGAAAATAGTTATATCTTCATTTGAAGAAGATATAAGTCAGTTAGATAAAACATATGTTAAAACAGCTTTTCTTAGAGATAAGTTAACTGAAAAACTAATGGATGCTGTAGATAAAACTAATTTATTCCCAAACGGTGATCCAGATACAACACATGCTCAGCTTGCTGTATTTAATTCTGTATCTAGTATTTTAAATGATATTGATAAACAGATCTATAATAGAGCTAATTTAAAACTTAAAGTTAAACAAGGCGATAGTGAAGAAGAAGATAGAAAGCAGATCATTGAAATACTTAACAATTATAGTTTAAAAGAATTAGATAAAGATTACGTAGAACAAGATATTTCTGAAATAGAAAAAGAACTCGATGATGAATTAGAAAAGAGAGCTCTAGAAATCAATGATGGAGAATTATTAGAAGATCCAAAAGACCATATTCTTAATCAGGCAGATACAGAAGAAGAATAATGAGTAAGGGGGAATTCTCCCCCTTACTCATATATATTTATCGTTCGATTATGCGAATGTCTTTTTTGGTAAAGTCTTATTAAACCATATAAAACCTTTTTCTCCAAATTCTTGCTTAACTACGTCAGCGGAAAATGATCCGGGCTTTACAGAATTGGGAACTGCACATGCTTTGAATAGATTATATCCTATCGCAAGTTTTGTGTTTTGAGAAAGAGTCATATAACCTGCTGCAGAGAAAATAACTTCGGGAACAAGGATAGTATCTTTATGTTCTTTGAATAGTTTAAGTACTTCTGCATAATTACTATCTTCTGGACTCTTTGTGATATAATCAAAGATATTCCATAGTCTTCTGATAGCTTCTTTAGTTTTCTGAGCCTTTACTTTAGTGATATAGTCTTCGACTTCCTGCTGTATTCTACTTGTCTTAGCTTTGGTAGCCGGCGCTACTTTAGGAGAGACTGTAGGTTTAGGTGGAGCTGGAGTAGGATCAGGTTTTGGTGGAGTTACTGGAGCTTTTTCATCCGGCTTAGTCTGTGTATTTGTATCTGCCTTTTTTTCTTCTACAATCACATCTTCTTTAGTATTTTTTTCATCTACCATTTTACATATCCTTTTATTATTAGTTAACTAAATAAGTCCCAATTATACTATTTACGGTTTATATTAAATAAAGATTCAAGTCTTTAATTTCAAGGACTTCTGTTTTTTTACCATGCATGGCTTTCATTGAGTCCGTTAATATAGCAGATCCAATATCTGTCTGCTCCATGGTTATGGACAAATTATCGTTTTCTTTAAACGATCTTTGAGTATATTTAAAATCAGCACATTTTTTACACACACCATTCTTTTCTTTACAATACATAGGGGATCTAAGATATATAGTTTTACCTACATATTTATCAATATTATCCCGATTTAGTAAAATGGTTTTACCGTTTTCTAAAATATGTCTGAATACTAAATCATTTTTATTAATAGCGGATACTTCTACATATTGTCCTTCTGTAGTACCACAATCATTACCAGTGACTTTGGCTTCCTGCATGATTCGTCTAATGTTTTCAACTATAGTACCACCTACAGCCGTGTCTACAGCTCGCTTATAGACCCCTATTCTAGTCTCATTATTACCGACTATCAAGTCTTTAGGTTGAAGACCTTCATCTAGAGATTTTTTCATAAGTATATATTCTTTTTCACCACTTATATCTTTTACCATACCCATACTGGAGAACATCTCTTTTCTACAGATATCGAACGATTTACTTTCTTTAGCTCCAAGAAAACCATAACTGGGATCATCTGACAAATATTCTTTATCGTTCTGTATAAGTAATTCTTGTAGCTCTGCCATCTTAAGTGGGTTGTCTTCAATATCGGGATTGTTCTTAATGAAATCTTCTTTTATTTTTTCAGCATTAGGTGCAGGTACTATAGATTTTTCAGATAGTCCAGGTACACATAATTCATTAAAATGGCCTATGTAATATAAGTTTTTTCTATAAGTTACTCTAACAGAATCTATAGATATAGTCTCATGTCTCAATTCATTCACTATTTTATCTTCTATCTTGCTAGCTTCATATATGTCATTTATGAATTCTATTTTGTCACCGAAAGGTACTACCAATAGCAAATAGTTTAATATAAATCTACCGACTGTAGTCTCTTGAGATTTTTTTACATTCGGCAGATGTTCTTTAGTGATTGTAAAAACATCGTACAATCCTATCAGAGGCTTATCTTTTTTAATCTCTGATTTAGGTATAAGCGTTGTAAAAAACTTACTTTCTTCTTTTACAGAAGATACGATATGGAGATTATCTTTATCGTCCGTAACTACTTTACCTAAATAATATTTAGGAAATAGTTTTTCGAGGTATTTTTCAGGAACATATGTAAACTCATTGTTCTCAAAATTATCAGGCACTTTATCATATTCTGCTTCAGTAAACATATCGATTAAATAATCTCTTCGTAAAAGATTTTGTTTATTTTCTAGCATTTGTTGAATCAAATAACTCATATCTATTCTCCTATATTAAAGACAAATCTAATTTATGTATATGGCTCACGATATTCTCGTAATCATTTAACACAGATTCGTCTAGCCTATCAGCATTGTCCCTAAGAAAAGTAGTCAATAATTCAACTACATTCATACTGGAGTCTCTATAATTAAGTTCTTCTTTAGTTCCAAAATATAATAGAACCAAACTATTTAGACCTATTTTCTCCTCATTTGTTAGTTGAGACCAATATTGAATATAATACTTATTAGCTTTCTCATGCTTGTCACATAATTCCAAATATCTAGTTACTGAATTATCTTTATTGTTGATCCACCAGATATAATCGTTTAGATTTTTAGAAAGTACCATATCCGAATTATACTTATCTATTTCTTTGGATAGGTAATTGAAATCAAAATCGTATTTCAGTTCATTGACGATCTTTAATAATAGATTTTTATATCTAAGTTTAATATTGTTTATATAATCGAATAATTTGACTTGTTCTTCTATATCAAATACGATATCTTCTGAATCGTCTTCATCTATATTACTAAGTATAGCTCTGATATACATAACGAATTCTATCTCACTAAATACCCTATCCCATAATACATCATATACTTCTTGTATTTCTACATCGAATACAAAAGTATCTTTCATGATATTTAAAAAACTACTTATAAAGAAGTTAGTATCTTCATTTTCTAAAAGAAGGATAGTTTGTTCTCTAAATCCATTATTGTTCGATAATCTGTTATATAAATTAGATGGGATTAGGATTTCTTTTAAATATATCAATTTTTCAGCAGTGTAAAAATCTCCTAAAAGAGCTTCATAACTACAATGGAACACTAATCCCATATCCCTAAATTCCAATAATAGTCTTTCATAACAAGTTTGTAAAATGTTGTCGTTAGTTATTTCCATAGGAATATCATCGTTTGTCAGATGTTCGAACTCAGGATCATCTATATTTATGGGAATTGGTAAATATTCTTTATTGTTTATATATTGTCTTACAGAGGAACTGACCTCCGTTAATTTAGATATAATCCTATTATAGTCAACTAAAGGCATCGCTATATCTCCTCATTCGTTTGGTAGTTTATAGAATCATAGAATGTGAGTTAATTAAAACACATATTATAGGTAAAACCATATTATAAACACAAGTTTGCTTGTTAACTTAAATAACTTTTTTATCAAGGAGAAATCACATGGCAAATGTTGAGATGAAAGCTGTTGTTAAAATTTTTGGTGCAACAGCTGCTCAGCTATCTACAGAGAATATCGTTCTTCCTAAGGATATGATGGTCTATGAAACTGATACCAATCGTATCAAAATTGGTAACGGTGTAACTAACTGGAATACTCTTGAGTATGTTGTTAAGAATCCTCTGAGCGATGCAGAATATGCAATGATTCAGAATGCTGGTGCAGCAAATGGATTTGCACTACTTGACGATAATGGTATCATTCCACTTGAACAGCTTCCACAGGTTGCGAAATCGCATATCGTATATAAAGCCGATATCGCAGCCAGAGACGCAATTCCAGAAGCTTCTAGAACAGCTATGGTTGTTGTTCTTGATGCCTCCGCAGATGCTACTGTTACAGGTGGCTATGCTGTCTATGCTTGGGACGCCAATAATACTACCTGGATCAAGATTTCTGAAGGCGAATCTCTTGACGTAGACTTCTCAGTGTTCTTTAACCACACAACTATGACACTTGATGATATCACAGATGGTACAACTTACGTTAAAATGACAGTTGAAGAAAGAGCTCTTATTGCTAACGCTGTTCAGAAAACAGATGTACTTATTCTAAGTTCTGCTAGTTCAATAGCTGAACTTCAGACCCTCATTGCCTAATACTCAGTAAAACTAATATACACATGCACAATATTGTGCATGTGTATATATTACTTTACTCATTTTATAATGACATATAATTTAATGTAAGGAGTTAGATATGATTTACAAACCAAAATATTTTGATATACACGAGTATGTTTATCCGAAACTATATAAGGAGTATTTAGCTAAAGGAGAGGTATATAAACTATATGGATGTATAGACGAAAGAGTATTTATAACTAACGATAGAATAAGGGATTTTATTAATAAGAACAATACTAATTATTCTGTGACAGTCAATAACTGGTATTGGGGAGGAGCATTTTCTGAATCAGGATTAAGAGATCCTAATACAAAAACAGGTGCTGGAGTAAGTCAACATAAATATGGAAGGGCTAGTGATTCTAAATTCGATACTCCAGAATGGAATCCTGAGAAGTTAAGAGAATATATGAAATCTATAGGATGTTTTGAGCCTGGATTTAAAATGAGGAAAGACAAAGAAGCTTATCCTTTCTTATTAATCAATCGAATAGAGTGGTCTACTAATGAGATCATGAGTTGGTTCCATTTCGATATGAGTCCATTAGCTCCAGAAGATGGTAGCATAGGTATAGTAAGAGTTAATATATGAAAGATCTAAAAGAAAAAAGGAAAAATACAATCGATTTGGTAAATTGGTTATCTCAACACGAGTTTATTGAACTGGGAGAAATAATTAATAATGTACCTAAAGAAAACCTTCCAGTTGTAAAAGATATCATAACTCAAGAACTTAATGTCGATATATTCGACAAAAGTATTAGAGACAATCCCGATACCAATATCGATAAAATAAAAGATAAATGGAAAGAGAATAAACAGGTCATTATAAACAAAATCAATTATCTCACTAGTACCCCTATGTTACTAAATAGTAGTTACGACAACGTGATAGCTTTTAAAGACATAACAGAAACTGTAGTTAAAGCTGTATTTGCTTTATTTGCCATGATATATATAGTCAGCATAACTCTATCAGATATACCTGATGATAATAAAAGATTTGTAGACGTTATCTTAGGCTTTATTTTATCTATATTAGGTCATATATTAGGTAAAGGAGCTGAGATATATAAAGGACACAAAGAAAAGAAATAGACATAGGGAGGAATATTCCTCCCTATGTTTTTATATTGCATTATATATTTCTAATTCATCGTCGTCTAGTTCTGGTTCACCATAAGTATCTGTCAATAGACATATTTGATTTTTCATCATTATACCTATATTAAGTGCTTGTAATACCAGATAAATGCCATAACAATTACTATGTACCGTTTTCCTATAATCGATTATATCGGTTATCTCTTTTGGTATTTGTAAATGTGCTGGTATATATATTGACTCTATAGTTCGTTTAGGATATTTTTTCAAGAAATCTATGAATCGCTTATACATAGCTTCATTTTGATTTTTCATATCGTCTAATAGATAAGTTGTCTTTAAGTTTATAGGTACTGTACATACGATTTTATACTTACCCGGTAAATATGATTCATCTTTTTCATTAGCAAATACACTATCCCACAATAGATAATAAAAATATGGACTAGATAAAGGCTTACTATAATGATTAGCTTTATTTACATTGGCTCCTTGTAAAAAAGCACTATCACCACTCAGCGTAATATCTTTTATTCGTTTTTCGAATATACATATTTTGCGAATAAGTTTAACTGCACTTAAAGACAGATTATTTTGATAATATTCTATTATATCTTCGAAATAGAATTTTTCCATAAAGTCTAAGGTACGTTTGCAATAAGTAGATCCTCTTAAGTTCTTGCCTTTTATATCTCGTTTAGGTTTTGGTAACTTTCTTCCTTCTCTACGAATGATATTAGAGATATAATGTTTGCTCATAGAGGTGGTTACCATTACTGGATATACGAATTCTGGTTTCATTTTAATAGCTCGTAGGTTTTCTCCTTCCATACCTATATTACAGCTCATATTAGCGAAAACATTCATTAACGATCTAGATAATAGATAAACTACTAGAGCATTGATATTAAAAGTTTCGTCACAAAAAGTAAATTTACCTAACTTCCATCTCACCCAACTAACAGTAGTAAAAATATCACTATCTGTATCTGACATCTTTACAGTTTTCCTAATCATATCTTTATGGGAAGGCGTATCTGGTATATCTATATGATCGGCAAAGAAAGTACCGAATAGTTCTTGAAGTTGGTTTATTTTATTTTCTAATATCTCTGTAGTATATATAAATTTTCTTACCTGATCCGGTATTTGTTTAACAGCATCTTCAATTACCATATCGTTAAGTAAACTTGTACCGAATATGGTGTAGCTCAATACGAATAAGTCATCCTCTATTCCAAATACTGTTTTTGGATCTATATAATCCAATTCTTCTGGTAATTCTGGTTGTATAAATAGGTCATCCATCCATTCCTTGGAGAATTTGTTTACTCGAAATAGATTATGTAAATTATAACAATAATAGGCATAAGCTCTTTGATGATCTTCCATACGATTACAGAAAGTAAATATATATTCGTAATCTATATTGATGGTATAATTTTTTAAAGATTCGATATAGTTATTGGCTAAGTCCTCTGGTGTAGGTACATATAGGTTATATTTATCTATCAAATACTCCATGTGGGACTCATTTGGACAGTGCCTTACCATTAATACCAAATAATTTATAACCGATTCACTATTTCTAAAATAGTAATTGTTTTCTAAGAACCTCTCAGTATGCGCATATGCTGTCATGCATCCATGTCTGGCTATAGAAGTAATAGCGGCATAACCAGCTGGATCGAATAAAATATTACCGGCACTATTCATGGCACCCGAAATAGCATTAACGAATATCTTGATCCTTGTCTGGATGAAATTCTTTAGCCTCGCTAATAGAGTTTCTCCTCTAGCCTCTAAGTCAAGCTCTTCTTTCTTAACCACTTTCCTTGACCATAATTTATTAGCTATGTACTTACTGATAAATGACTTCTTTTCACTAACTTTATAATACAATGTACCAGATGGTGTGACTATATATTTATCTAACATATTAACACATATATTTAATAAATTATCTTCCTTTATTTCCGTATTGCCGTAGCTAGGATGGTCTATTACTTTAACTTTAGGATTCTTGAATCTAGCTTTTATTTCTTTGCGTAGCTCTTGTTCTACCATATCTATAGGAACATCTTTATACTTAATTTTAGCATAAGTAAGCATTTGTTCCATATACTCTTTTATAATGGTATCGTGGTTTTTACTTCTATCATACTCAGATACGCTTTTTATTTTCATTTAGCTTTCTCCTGATATTTAATCTGTGCCCTTATTATTTACATAAATCTCCTATGGTATATCGAAATATTATAAAAAATTAAAAAGTATAATAACAATCTAACTTAAGGAGTAAAGTATATGAAGGAATTAGAAGTACTCGACATAGAGCCTACAGAAACCTTATCTAACGAAACAAAAGAACTGTTATCTAACTTAAATTCTGGATTTGAGGTATTGGCCAAATATAATACCCTACTTGGTATATTTGAAACATATGCAGAATATCTAATGAACGTTAAAGGATGTTCTATATATAAAACCAATAGAGAAGTTGAAGCTATACTTAATACAATGATAGAAAACGAAAACATGGGATCGTCTACTCTTATACATGAGATAAAAGATGCCATATTCAATAAGTTCAAGGAGAACAGCTATAAAGATAAACTTATCACCAACATAGGAAAAAGATTAAATTCTATCTCAGAGAGATATACAAAAGCAGAAGTTAAAAGTGGTCTAGAACAATTTGAATTGAAAGCAGATACAGATAAGTTAAATCAAGCTAAAGAACTAGTAACCTTTTATGTAAATGAAATATTAGAAGAAGTAGAAAAGTACTTCCCTGAAGACTTCCTTGGAAAGATAAAAGATTAATAAGATATAGAGAACCCTAATAAGGTTCTCTATATTACTATTTTACGTATTAAGTATAATAAAGTAATAATATCTTTTATATTCTTTACTGAAGGTATTATTCTTATCTTATTTTAATAATAAGGTAACGGCTTATATATACTACGTATATATAAGCCTATGCCATTGGATATAAAATTATCACACAGAATAATTAAAAATATAAAAGATTAAAAAACATTAATAATAAAAATACTATATTGATTACATAAATAACTAGAATATAAACATATAAAGGATTCAAATATGTCTAGTAATAAAAACCCTAAAGAACATGTAGAAAGAGGAAAGATAATAAAACAATACTTTTCTTCTTTAACAGCTAGAAAGACTTCTTTGATGTACGTTGGTATACTTAAGAACAATCAGATCATTTTAGCTAATCTTGATCCAGATAAAATGGTTAGGTATTGTGAAGCATCTTTATCATTACATATACTTTCTATAAAGAAGAAACATATACAGAAATATGTTAAAGAAATAATAGACTATTTAGGTATTCCATCTGGACCATACGTTATTTGTATAAATGACTATATTTCCTATTTGAATAAAATCAAATTCGATCTTAATGTACCATCTACTATTAAAAGTAATGATTCAGGTATTTATTATTATACGGCAGATAATGATAAAAAGAAAGTATTAGCATACCCCATAGTCATGTATTCCGTAGTCTCTTTCTTAACCAATATATCTGACAACATAGATAATATCCTAAAGTATATAAACGATGAAGAAGATTTGATTGTTTATAATAGAATCAATTTATTGGATAAGAATAATGGGACAGGAGTTTTTAAAGTACAGATACATTTAGATAGTTTTAAAGATAAGGACGGGAACAACACATTCGATGTTAAAGGAAAGAAAACAATAGATATCAATATGTTTGATGGTTTAGAAACTATATCGGTCAAAGAGTTTATTAAGAAGTTTAAAGAAGAAAATAGTTCTTTAGACTTAATAGCTTGTTCTTTAAAAGGAACAAGTTGTATTGAGTATATATCAGTATATGAAGATAACAACATAATGGCAATAAGTACAAGACCACACAATAGACTATATATCAAAAAGAAAGGGAATTGATCATGGTGGATAAGATAGATACAGAAGAATATATGGATGATGAAAATATAAATGAAAGCCTAGAAGAAGATACGGAACAAGAGGAAGAAGAACAGAAGGAACTCACGGAGAAAGAAGTTCTTGAAGAGTATAAGAAAGCCGTAAAAGATAGTCATACCGATTCATTGCAGTTCGATTCAAGAGAAGATACTTTAAATAAGTTAAATGTCCTCAAAAACATATATGGAGAAAAAGAATTTAATAAAAGAGCAGAAGAAGTTGGTACAGATGTTTATATTCTAGTCAATAGAATAAAAGCATACTCATCAGCAGACGAATTCGAAAGAGATGCTTTAGATAAAAAGGACACCAATTTATTAAGTACGAAATATGTCAACGATAAATATAAATTCAGCGACGTTGGTAAGAATCCAAATAAGGATTATAAAGGAGCTGTATTTAGTGGTAAAGAAGCTCTTCTTGTAATCAATGCAAAAAATAAATCTACTAGAAAAGTGTGGTTATATAACAGTGGGATTTATGTTATTTTAAGAGGCCCAACACTTACAGAACTCAATACCACATACAACAGGATTATCGATGAGATAAATAGTTATCAGTATGAATTTGGTATGCATTATTATCTATTTAATGACTTTGTTATTAAAGAATCCATAGTGGATTTGATATATAAACTTATTACAGATAGTAACTACTCTGGCTGGTCTAGAAATAAAGCTATTTTAGATATAATCAAACTACCCGATTATAGAGTTTTATTGCATGCTATTGGTTCTCTTATGTATCAGGACAAATACCCATATTATTTCGCATGTACTAATACAGAGTTGGCTTCTGGTAAACCATGTACTTATACCGAATCAGTGGAAATAGATCTTAGAAAAATAAGATACAATAACTATTCGATGATACCAGAAGAAGCTATGGAGATACTTTATAGAACAGGTAATAGAACCAAAGAAGAACTTATCGAATATCAGGAACTACTTAAACTAACTAAGTATATTGAAATTACAGAAGATTATAGAGGTATGACTAAAATACCTTCTATTAGAGAATATATGGAATTTGGTAAGAAGTTTAATAAATCGATTATTGAAGCCATACATCTAGATGATGACAAAAAGATCGAGCAATATATTAAATATAACTATTATAAAGTATTTACTATTTGGCTAGATTATGTCGAAATGATGAATGAAGATACAGTTAGTGCTAAATTTGCCGATGAAGAAACTATAGCTAATCTATTGGATATAGTTCAGTTAGAAGATTCAGAATTTGGCGATAGAATAACAGAATATATTCGAGATGTAAGTATTTCCCATATAGCTATTCCATTCAATGGTTGTCCTTCTTGCAAGTATATTCCAGAATATAGCAAGAACGGATATATTACGTTCGATCCGCAATCGCATTTTTTCTCACAATCCGTAATGAGGTTAGCCCTGAATGTTTGGAACCAGAAGCTATAGAACGATTCTTTGAAAGGTTCGACATTCTTATTACGGAAGTATTAAAAGGTGTAGAGGGCATAGATAGAGATAGAGCCATCAAATACTTTAACCAGATAGGGTATAAAGAAGAGGAAGTACCAGAAAGTGCCCTATCTGGTTTTAATGAAGTTAAATATATCCCAAAGAAAAAAGTAAGTAACAATAAGTTAGAAAATCTTATCTATAGTAGTAATAGGGACATATTCTTAAAGGAAGTGGCTAATACATTATTTCTTACTGAGTGGTATGAAAGATTTGGACTAGATTTGCAACAGACAATGGATATGTCTTATGACGAATATAATACGATGAAAGAATATTTGCAGTATATAACTGAAATTATAGAACAGAAAAAGAAAGAACTTATAGCCGAGGAAGAGGCCAAACAGAAAAAAGAAGGAGCTCAGCAACATGTCCGAGTACCATCAGCTAAGACTATTAAAAAACAACGATGGGGTAACCAATAGTGATTCAGCTACATCATTATATCAGTCTATAGTAGATACCTGCGATGAAATAATAGAGGTTCTTACAGATCATTGTGGTAAATATGCTCTGAATTGCTTATTGATAGAAGATAGTGGGATGAAATCTAATAATGCTAATATGTTTACTACAGATGGAATAACTATTTTGGATTATCTGGAATATGTTAGTCCATTACAAACATATATAAAACACTTGATAGCATATATTGGAAGACGAGTAGAAACTGCCGCCGGAGATGGTACAACTACATCGATGATGATATCGGCAAGTATACTTAAATATTTCTTTCAAAAAGTTATTTCAGAACAACCCTTAACTAAGAAAAATAGACACGAGCTAATCGATAAGTTTAAGGCAGATATTTCTCAATTAAGAACATCCCTGGGTCACTATAGGCTTACTGTTTTTGAAGTAGCTGAAAAATTAAATAAAGACCCAAGAGAAATACAGTCTGAGATAGCATATATACAAAGTATGATAATAAGTAAGAGGAATAAAGAACTATCGGAGTGCATAAAAGAAATTTTCCAATATACTCCCATAGAGATAAACGATACCTTTGAAAGAGAAATATCTAGAATAGAAACAAAAGAAAAATTCTCTGTCAAATATCCTGATGAAGACCTTACTTGTAACGTAGTTATTACCTCGAATATAGAGTATAATAAAAAACTTGGTACAGAATTCGAACAAGATAATTGTGATCTTATAGTTTCCTCCGCCTTACTAACAAAAGATTATAAGGACTATACTTTACTATATGAATATATAAAAAATAGAACCAAACCAGTGTTGGTACTATATAAGGAAATGAGTTCGGATGCAGTAATAGAACTTAATTCATTTAATACAAGAACAGGTCATCCTGTCATATTGGCTAAATATGCTTCTGGTAGAAATATAAGTAGTACAGAACCGATAATACTTCAGACAATACCAGTAGCTTCTGGAAAAAAATCACTACATAGAGTAGACAATATAGAAGAAGCTATTATAACTAACGTTAAATGCCATATAATACATGGTAAATTGTCTATATCGAATACATATGCAATCGATGAAAAGACCAAATTACATATGTCATATATAAACCCAGGAAGCGATGAGAATTACGATAAGTTTCTAAAGGAATTGAAACAAACTATACACGATTTCAAACATGTACATAAAGTAGCAGATAATGAACTTATAGACGAGTATGTGACTTCTTTGAGATATATGGTATCTGCTAGAACTCCTAGACTAGGTATTGGTGGTAACTCAATAGATGTAATGGAATCTAACGCAATTGTTAACGATGTATTAGGTGCTATCACTTGTTCTCTATCTAAAGGTTTTCTTATAGATGGAAATTTGACTACGCTGAAATATAGCAATAGCGATTTCATAACAAAAGCATTTAACGATCTACTTAAGGTAATTCACAATATAACTGATAAAATGGAAGATACTTTTAATGAAATAGTCGATAATTATCAGTTTGAAAGTGGAGATAAATTTGACAGTAAGTATATGGACTTAAGGTTCTGGGAACATTATTGTAAAACGTCTGTAACTAAAGATGGTGCCATTAACAAATTTATAATAGATGGAAAATTGGATCATGACGCCATAATACATCCTTATGTACTTTATATAGAACTTCTTAACAGAATAGAAGAAGTTATAGTTAAGTTAATGGCAACTGAGAGAGTAATAGTTCCCGGCACTGCTAATGATAAAGGAGGTAAGTGATGTCCGATACAATCGTAATCGATAGTATAGTCAAATTCGATAGCTTACATACAGATGATGAGACTATGTGGAAAGGTAAGATCATTGGTAAAGTAAAATACGATATAGCCAAGTCTTACCCACAAGTAGTACCGTATTATATGGATATTAAGAAGAATAATCCAGAAATACCTTCTATAGAAAATTTAGAATACTTTATTATCAAATTAGATGACGATGGTACCGGGAGTGACATATATAGAGCATTTGCAGAAGAATGGATAGTTCCCGGATCATTAATTACAATAGATGTGTCTAGTAAAAGAACTATAGATATATATGGAATTTCTGAAACAGAGTTTGCTGATATAGTTGAAATGATTAAGATAAGAGGTTATGTCGTAGAGACTAATTAACAAAAAAATAAGATAATCGGAGAAACAAGTAAGGACCTGTTACAAGTTCTCCGATTTCTTAACCCATTGAAACTGCTATAGCCTAGTACTATAGCAATATAATTATTATACCAATACCCATTATCCACCGCCTTGTCAAATAGTCAATACCTTGACCAGGCATGGAAATACATATTGATTTTTCTTGACTTCTGTAAAAAATCAAAACAGACCCCTTTTCTATACCTGGTCTCTATAACCAGTGTTGATAAATTAATAAATAGCTTTTGCCTAATTAATTTATCAGAAAAGTTGTCTTCTATCTTTAAAACAGAAGATAAGAGAATATGTGGGTAAGTGTATTCTCTTTTCTATACTTCGTCTATTATCTATTAGGTCCTTAGA